GAAGAACATCACGCCTCAATGGAAGCCGAAGACGATCAGGACGACTCAGAATCCGAAGCCATTGTTATCTAATACCCCTCTCTCCTCCTTGCGCTATGCGCACCTTTCTGTTAATATAACAGCCCCTGTCGTAAAAAGCAGGGGATTTTTTACATTCAACAAGGAGAAATAAATGAGAAACTTTGTAGCTAAAAATGATTTCAACCGTGCTTCCACTCACCGTGATCGCAAGAACGATTATAACCGTGCGTGGGACATTGATGACGAGATAGACGACTATGAACCAAGAGGAACTAGCGAAGCTGTTGATGACAGCCAAGCCAATGCCGATTAAGAAGGTGGTAGATAACTCTCCACCAAAACACATACAGGATCTTATAAATGCTAGAAGCACTAAAACTACTGCTAGCCAGTAAACAGGTGAGAAAGGTTATTTTGATCGTGGTGTTAGCATTCGCTCTTGTGATTGGAGGGGTAGCCCTTCACCATCACATCTATCATAATGGATATGAATCTGGCGTTGCATATCAAACGCAAGTTTACCAGAAGCAACAGGACGAAGCTAGAAATACTCTTGCCTCCAAGCAGGCACAAGCGGATAGCGACAGAGCTAAGCTGAATACCACAATAGAACAACTCACCGAAAAGAACAATTCTCTCCAAGCCAAACTTGACGAGAAATACAATAAACAGAAACAAGAGGTAATAGATTATGCCAAATCTGTTGAAGGTGCTGGTACTTGCTTCCGTTCTAACGGTAACGGGCTGCGCATCATCAATGAAAGCTTCCCCGATAGTAATTGACCAATGTAAGGTAGTTGCAACAGCGCCTGTATCTGGCCCTTCTGCCTCATTGATGGAAGCTAAATCGATTCCTGTCAGATACACAGCGAGTCAGATTAAAAATGGAGCCAACACCTCAGAGGTTGTGGCAAATCAATCAGAGAACAATAAACTGTGGGCTAATGACAGAGCTAAAGTCGATGGTTTACAAGAATACGTGCATACCTTACAGGATAAAGGTATTGTGGCTAAATAGGAGCGTTCCCTATGGGAAGAGCAGCAGCAAAGAAAAAGATTAACGTAAATAACATTCAGATCAATGCCCAGGAAGGTAAGCAGACTATAGCTATGGAGAGTATGCCTGACGTAATGATTTACGGCGGTGCGGCTGGATGTGTATCAGCAGAAACAGAATATCTATCCGCAGAAGGATTGAAACCGATTAAGTATTACGACAACGAGAAGATCTATCAGTACAACCCAGATAATAAGAAACTGGAACTGGTGATGCCATACTTTATCGAGACAGAGATCAAAAACGATAACTTTCACCGCATCAGTAACACTGCTGGTATTTATCAAGAACTAAGTATGGAGCATCGCTTCGTATTTTACAAGAAGAAAAAATCTAAGAAGCATTTCGAAATTGCTGTTGGTGATCTTATTGCACTACAACAATCGGGTAATCCTCTTCGTGGCTACGTAGAAACATTCTTCGGGACAAGAATCCCTTTCAATATTAAAGGCAAACCAAGTACAGCTTTGAAGATCTTTGAATCTCCGGCTACAGACGGTCTGAAATATTGTTTCGAAACTCCATCGTCTTACTTGATTCTTCGTAGAGCAGGTCATACCTTTGTCACTGGTAATAGTGGTAAGAGTCGTCTGTTACTCCTGAAAGCTTTGAAGTTTGCATTTAAAGATCCGTTGTTTGAAGGCGTTCTATTCCGTAGAACAACTAAAGCACACAGATCCGCTGGGGGATTATTCACAGAAGCTAAGAAACTGTTTGCACCACTGCAACCACACGTTCGTGAATCTTCTATGGAGATTGAATTCCAATCAACCCGAGGTGGTAAGCTTAAGTTTGACCACTTGGAATTAGAATCAACCGCAGAACAAAACCACCAGGGTACACAGTACTCGATGGTAGGGTTTGACGAACTTACACATTTCAGTATCACTCAGTTCCTATATCTGATTGGTCGTTTGCGTTCTGAATCTGAGACCTCAAGTTTCTGCCTAGCAACGTGCAACCCTGATGCAGATAGTTGGGTATTGAAGTTTGTTCTTCCTTACTTGGACGAAAAAGGCTTCCCAACAGACGAGATGTGTGGTAAACAGCTTTACTTCATCATCAACAACGATGAACCTGTTTTCTCTGATTCAGAGCAAGAGCTACGGGCATTATACCCTGATCTGTGTAGTCAGTACAACCAGAACACCGGAGAAACTATTGATGTTCCACCTAAGACTTTCGTCTTCATTGGTGGTACAATCTTTGACAACCCAGCGCTAATTCGTCTTAACCCAAACTACTTGGCTTCATTGAAAGCTTAGACTAAGGTTAACCGTGAACGTCTGCTTGATGGTTGCTGGTATGCTCGTGAACAAGCCTCAAGTTATTTCCAGAGAGATTGGTTGAACAAAATCAAATACTCTGAGATCCCTAACAATATGACTTACGTTCGTGGTTGGGATAAAGCAGCATCTATTCCATCCGAAAAATATAAATACCCTGACTATACGGCTTCGGTTAAACTCGGAAAAGATAGCGATGGTAACATTTATATCTTCGGGGATTATGACTATGATGCAATCGACGAGAAGAGCAAGGTATACGGAAGATTCCGCAGACTACCAGGCGATAGGGATAAGCTAATCCTAAACCAGAGTAATATTGACGGAACAGACGTAACTGTTGTACTTCCTAAAGATCCATCTGGTGCAGGTATCATCGAATACACCGAATCGGCTAAGAAATTAATCGCACAGGGATTCAATGTCAAACCAGACGCAATGCCTAACAACAAAAAGAAACTGCAACGTTTCATTCCAGTCAGTAGTGCTTGTCAGAATGGGTTTGTTTACATTGTAGAAGACTCTTTCAACAACCAAGAAACTCTTGATCACTTCTATCGTGAACTTGAAGTATTTACTGGTGAAAGATCAAGTGCAACGATTAAGGATGATTTACCGGATGCCGTGGCTTCTGCCTTTAACACAATCCAACGTGAACAGGTGTTTAACGCTGTGAGCATTCCTTCAATCAATGCTACTACTCGTTGGGCTAGTTCTCAGTTAGGTAAGCCGTCAATGCCTAAGATGCCGTCAAGAATGCGCTCTTGGTAATATTTCTTGACTTTTTAGATCTTTGGTGTTATATTGGGATTAGGAGATCTTTCGGTCTCCTCTTCTTTTAACAAACAACATAAGAGGTAGTGGTGGCTAAGAGACAATATACCAAAAAGTCCGACTACTGGAACTCAAAAACTTCGGTACAGAAAGCAGCACCCGCACCGCAGAAAGAAGAGTCTAATCTAGTTCTCTCGCAAGAAATCGGTACGTTGGGCCTAAGTTCAATTCGTAGCTTCACTGCATTCCTGCATAATCACGAGACTAAGTTTCCAGAGTCTATTCGCACATACAGAGAGATGGGCGAAGATCCAGATGTAGCAACAGCGCTGGACGCAGTTTATACATTTGTCGATAGAGCATTCTTTGATTTCCGTGTTGACTATAACCAAAAGTCAGCTAAATCTAAAAGAGCAGCTAAATTCATTGATTACTCTCTTCGCAATATGGAAGCACCATTACGCCAATATGTTAGATCACTCCTTACATATAAGCAATATGGATTTGCCATTGCTGAGAAAGTATTCGCTGTAGATGAAGATACCAAAAGTCCGTACTTCGGTCAATACCGTTTACAGAAATTAGGTTTTCGTCCACAAGACACGATTGACCTGACCACTCCATTCACTTACAGTGACGATGGACGTGAGATCATTTCAGTCAACCAGAACATCACCGGATCAATGCTTAGTAAAGCATTACCACAATCTCTGATTGGTAAAAAGTCTATTCCAATTCAGAAGTGTGTTCTCGTAGGAAATAACATCACTGATAACAATCCTCTGGGTGTAAGCCCGTTAGCTTCTGTTTACCGTAGCTGGAGAGAGAAGACTCTGATTCAAGAGTATGAAGTTGTTGGTGTGAGTAAAGACTTAGGCGGTATGCCAGTACTGATGGTTCCTGGAGCAATCCTAAACCGTGCATCTCTGAACCCTAACGGGGAAGAAGCTCAGTCGCTTCGCGTCCTGCAATCAAACATCGCAAACCTACACGCTGGTGAGCAGTCTTATATGGTGTTGCCTTCTGACATTTATGAGAACACATCAATGCGTCAGTATGACTTGGTATTCCAAGGTGTACAAGGGAGCGGTAAGCAGTTTGACACACAAGCCCTGATTAAACAACGCCAGCTAGATATCTTTAACAGATTCGGTGCAGGTGTTCTTATTATGGGGGGTGGTGAAGGAGGTAGCTTATCTCTTTCTGACAACAAACAAACCCTTCTTTCTCATTATGTCGAGAGAGATGTAGATACTATCATCGAAGCAATCAACACTCAAGTTATTCCAACAATGTTGAAAATTAACGGAATCTATTTGTCTCAGGAAGATATGCCAAGATTATGTAGTGATGATATTGGTGATCCTGATATCGAAACTGTCTCTTCTGCGATCCAGAAGATTGTAGGTGTTAAAGGTCTGCCAATGACTCCAGGCACTATCAATGAGTTCTTCGCAATGATGGGGATGAAAGAAAGGATTCCTGATGATGTAGCAGCAGATCCTGAGAAGTTTAAAGAGTATGTGGAAACATATATGTCTGATCCTACCTCAAGATCGGGTGACGGAATCGCCGCAGGACAAGGTAACGGTACTTCTACCACTGCCGCAACCCGCGATAATTCAGTTGCAAATACGGCTAACTAAAATATTTTCATAAATATTTAAAAAAGCTATTGACAAAATACCGTATATCCTATAGAATGAGATTTATAGGATATATGTTTTCAAAGGAACTTCATTTTGAACTTATCTCCAGAAGAGTTTATCGCACTGTCTAAGTCATTGCAACAATCTCCCACTAAAGTTGAAATCGACAAGAGCACTATCCCTGCCGATAAGACAGAAGAAAGTTTACCAATCCTGAAAGTTGAGCAATTTGCAGAAGAGAAGATGCAGGCCATTGAGGTTATGTATTGTCCTCCAGAGTATGATGATTTGCACGGCGAACGAATGTCAGAACTTGAGATTCGCAAGATGGTAGATAACTTTAACGAGAACATCAATAACGTTCAAGGTAACTTAGGACACATCAAGAACACGAAGCAATTTAAACCAGTGAAAGCTTGGGTTAATGAAGTGGATTGTATGATTGGTGATAACCTAGTAACCGAAGGAACGCCCCTAGTTAAGATTCAATTCTACGACAGAGACTTGTTTGAAGCAAGAAAAAATGGCGTATTGAAAGGTCTTAGTATTGGTGCTCTAGGTCGCTCAGTCGAAAAGGAATAACTTAATGGCTAACACATATTTAGAAGACATTGACTTCTCCGCACCAGCGTCTGATGTTTCTTGTGGAGCACACATTGCTTACACATTTGCCGAACAAGGCGGTGCAGCATCAGGATTCAATAATCCTCTGATGTTTAAGAATAACGCGGCTAACGCTGAACTGTCATTTGAAAAACTAGAGACTCTTAAGGCTCTCGGTGAAGATGTTACAGAACTGCGTAAGACTTATGTAAGTCAGATTATGGACTCTCTTCAATCCGCTGTCAACGATAAATATTCGGACGGTTGGAGTTGGGTGAGTGTAGTGGACGCAGATTTTGATAACAGCCTAGTTATCTTCGTTACAGACTTTGGTTTGTACGCTGCTGGATTCACTATTAACGGACTTACAGTTGAGTTGGAAGACACAGCTACTCCAGTAATGCCAGTTACAGATTATCAAGTATTAGATGGTGCAGTACTTATTTCCATTGATTACTTTGACTATATGATTGACGAAGCATTAGCTAATCTGGTTAAGAGCACAATCAAACACTCACACGTAAAAGAATTACTGGTTAAGGCGAAAGCCAAGCCAGAAGACAACTCTGTGAATGCAGAGGAAACTCACGCAGGATCAACTGCAAACACACCCGAAATCCAAAAAGGAGAACTCCCATTGGAACTTAACAAAGAAGAGTTTCTGAAATCAGCAGAATTCCAAGATCTGATGAAGGCTCAAATTGCAGAAGCTGTAGAAAAGGCTAGCGACGAAGCTAAAGAAGCTGCTCAGGCCGAAGCTCAGGAAGCTATTGCTAAAGCTCAGGCTGAACTGGAAGAACTTCGCAAAGCTGAACAAGCTCGTATCGAAGAAGACTATGCAACTGTACTGAAATCTTATGGCTTCGTGTCAGAAGAAAAAGTTGACGTTCTGGTTAAATACCTGGTAGCAAATAGCGAAGTAGCTGATGCAATCGTTGAGTCTTTTGATAAGGCTAAAGACGAAGTAGCAACAGTCAAAGCTGAGTTTGCCGCTGAGAAAGGTGCTTCTGTAGAGAATGCTTCTGCTGTAGTTAAAAGCTCAAGTGACCTGATCGCTAAACGCGCTCAAGAAATGAAAGCCCGTAAATCTAAATAATTTAAAAGGAATCTCTTAAATGGCAACATTTAAAACTTACTCTCGCGGCTTCGGTCGTTACAGTGACCTGGTACTTGGAAACGTATTCTCTTCTGATCTAGGCCATTGTGTTCGTGAAATCAACCTGGTTAAAACCGCTACAATGCAACTTGGTAGTGTCCTGACCGCTGCTGGTGTAGAAGCTGCTGCCGCTGGCGATGCTGCTACCGTACTGGTATGGACTGACGTTACCTTTGACATTGCTGACGTTCCAGTTGGTGAAACTTTCACAGCAGTAGTCGCTAAGCGTGACCTGACTCTGAACCGCTTCAAAGTTGTTTATTCTGACGGAAGTCTGATTGACGATGCTGGTGTTGCGGCTCTGGAAGAAGTCGGTCTGAAACTGACTGCTACAGTCCTTGTGACTTCTTAATTTTAACTTTTAATAAGGACGCTAAATAATGGCTTTCGATTTTCAAACTGACCGCAAGGTTGACTTTACTCCACTGATTGAACTGGCTCCAACTCAGAACACTCTGATCAGCAGCCTGGGCATCTTCGAGTCATACAACCACGCAACCACTGAGATCCGCGTTGATCGTGACGTTTCAAGTGACAAACTGATTCCTGCCCGTGTACGTGGCGGTGAGCGTAACTGGCTGACCACTCCTGGTCTGAACGGCGTTGCTGTAACCATTCCGTTCTTCCCACTTGACCACAACATCAAAGCTCAGGATATTCAGTCATTCCTTGACTTCCTGAACCCAGATGCAGATCGCCTGACCACTCAGGAAGCAGTTGTTAACCGTTATCTGAACCAGATTCGTCGTAACGTAGCCTTCACCAAAGAACGTATCCTTGCTGATGCAGTTATGGGCCGTGCTTACGTTGGTACTGATGCAGACGGTTTCCAGAACCAGAACCAGAACTACAACTGGTATGATGTATTCGGTGTTGCTCAAGAGTCAATCTCTATTGACTTCACAAGCACAACCATTGACCCAACTGAGGTTATCGAAGCTCAGGCTCGTGGTTACATCATCGACAACAAGCAAGATGGTAGCACTGTAAGTAACATCATCGCCCTGTGCGGTCGTCAGTTCTTCTCTCGCATCATCAGCAGCCCGTTTGTTCGCTCTGCATTCACTTACTACCAAGGTACTCCGAACCCGATTCGTGACCGTATCGGTGGAAACCTGGATGCGCGTGTTTGGAACTTCAAAGGTGTAACTTACATCGAAGATATCCACAACAACGTTCCAACAAACGAAGCGTTTGTATTCCCAGAGGGCATTTCCAATATGTTCCAGGAACACTTCGCACCAGCAGATGCTTACGCATACGCTAACCAACTGGCTCAGGATTTCTACCTGTTCCTGATCAACACTGACTGGCGTGTAATGTCAATGCAGTCCGAATTCGGGATGCTGGCAGTTTGTACTCGTCCAGAACTGGTTGTTCGTCTGACCACTGCTTAATTGTAGCGGAACGATTGGATAATATCAACCCCTGCCCTTCACAGGGTGGGGGTTTTTTATTTAGGAGATAAAATGAATAACATTCTCAAGCATTACCACAGCACATACGATATGGTGATGGACTTTGCCACTCTTAGTGATAAGATTGACGCAGAAGCTACACTGGCTCGTGCTCCAGAGTTTTCTTTCTATACCAAAGACGGATCTATTCACCTCGGTGGAACATTCCTGATCTTCTTGGTTAAAGTCGTTGAAGCCACTGGCATCAAAATTCTTCCAATGTCTAGCCTAGAAATGCCTGGTGTATTTGCTGTTAGCTACGAAGATTATTCTCCGGTAGAATCAGAAGCACAAGAGAAGATCGCAGTTAAGGCTGTAGATACTCCTGCTAAGAAAAGAGCTACCCGAGCTAAAAAATAATAGGAGAACGGATTATGGCATTACAAGCTATTCAGCTTCTACCGACTATCCGTTTACTGACATACAACCCTAGTCCAGAAGTCCTGTCTGACGATGTATTACTCACTATCATTCAAGGATGGATTGATATCTTTGGGGATGATGATAAAAATAAGTGCATCGTTCTATGGAACAGTTTAATCTCTGCGCTAGAATACCTTCTTAACGCTGATCTGATCAATCACGCTCAGCAGTCAGGAGGAGCAACCTCAAGGCTGGAGAAAGTCGGACAGGTTCAGGTACAGGTTCAGTATGGAGACGGTAGTAGTAGCTACACATCTCCTTGGCAAGCTATCTATGACAACTACCTAAATGGTACGCTACAGATTCCTGGTTGCGCAATCTCAAACGGAGTGACGAGCAAAGTACTGGTTGGTGGTGTAAGCGCTAACGAAATTAGTCGTGTGAACAGTAACCCTGACTCGGTTAATGGATTGGGACGTACTGCAAGCGTAGATAGAAAGACAAGAAATATCAAATGGGATCAGCCTAACAGGTTTGGTTACTGGTGTTGATATGAAAGCTACTATTACAAAGGGAACTGATGGTTCCCTTGATTCTATTTTCGCTAGATATCTTGAATTAGAAAGTGTTGAAGTTGAAGCTGGATTTATCACTCATAAAAAGCATCCTGAAACAGGTATTGATATGGTGGAGCTAGCTAATATTCAACAGTTTGGTAGTGTGACTAAAAACATTCCTGAGCGTCCATTTATGACAGATGGTTTTGTTTTATCCCAGAACAAACTAAAACAACAGTTGCCAGGTGCAATTCATAAGTACCTGAAAGGGACAAGCCTCACTGTCGCAATGAAACCTATTGCAGAGATCTCGAAAGAAAGTATTATCCAAGCCATTAAGATGCAACGATTTACTCCTCTGTCTCCGACTACACTGGAGAAAAGAAGAGAGAAGGGAAATAATAGCACAACTATCCTGATCGATTCATCTTATATGATCAACAACATCGAGACTAAAATCTCTAAGAAATAACTTGCATTTATTTTAAATGTGGGTTATACTGAAAGGAGAACGAAATGTTACTTTCACAGTTTAAACTTCTTGACTTGACTCAATACCCAGGACGCCGTAGGACTTACGTTGAAAATACAGATGCTGTATTCTCGAACCAAGATAATACGATCCTAACTGAGGATTTTGTGATCGAGTCTTCATCCCTGCAACCGATCAGTGGATTCACTCTACAGGCTGTACCGGATGGTTATCGTTCTAAAGCACAATACACATTCTGGACTGTAACAGAAATTAGACCTCTCATTCAAGGGAGCAACCAACTTTCTGACCAGATCAACATCGATGGTAAGTGGTATTCAATCTACGCTCTCAGTGATTGGACTAGAACTTCTTTCCTACAACATACGCAATGCGTAGCTATCTACGATGACCAAGATAACTCTTGGCACGAAGACGTAGAGGGAGGTAACTTTGGCTGATATTATGCAGCAGATTGAAGCTTACGAAGATCACATTCTAAACAGTATCGGTACTTTTGTAAAGACCGTGCTGGGATTGCCAGTGTACTTGAAGGATAAACCTTTCATTGCACCGGAGAAACCTTATGTAACACTCCGAGTAATCACATCCGATAACTCAGGAGGGTGGGGCCAGAGAAGCAAACTCGAAAACGATATGTTCTCTTACTTCACTGACAACAACTACACGATAGAGATTATGGTATATCGTGGAAGACCAATGGCAGCTATGTCTTATTTGATCTCAGCATTTAATAGCTTAGATGAACTTAAATATCAGACTATGTATTCCAAGGGTGTTTCTTACCTATCTTCATCGGATGCATCTCAAGCGAATACTATTTTGGACGGAGATAAAACCCAGCTAAGAGCCAGGGCTATCTTTACTTTCAACACACGTATGCTGCTAGAAGATATTCCAACTACACCAATTGAGCAAGTTAGATACTCAATTCACAGTTACAACGGAACGTATGCCGATCCAGATCCTCTGGAATATAACGATCATACCTTTGTATATGTAACCTAACCCAATCCTTATGGATATAGCTATAAACCTAATCAGGAGCACAAATGGCGACTTTTCGTGATAAGGTAGTTACCGTAACTCTAAACTACGGCGCTACAGCAATTAACGAAACTCAGTTTGACATTCCTCTGATTCTTGTAGGGCATAACGTTACCTCAGACGTTACTAACACCTACACGTCTACAGATGCAATGGTATCGGCTGGTTTCTCTGTAAACAGCGCAGCCTACAAAATGGCTAAATTACTTTTCGATGGGCTGTATGCTCCTGAAAGAGTGATTGTCGGTAAGCGTGATATTACCGCAACAGATTTCACAGTCGGTGAACTTGAGAATGGTGGAGTTTACACTGTCACCCTGAAACAAGGCAAGACTTCTAAGACCTTTAGTTATAAAGCTACCGATGCTGCTACAGTACAGGAAGTTAACGAAGGCATTGCTAAACTGATTCAAGAAGACACTACTTGGAGTGCTAAAGTAACTGTCGAAGGAACCGCAGACCAGATTCTGTTCTCCCCTGTGGATGGTCAGAATGTAACGGTTGAAGGATCTGATAACTTTGTCGAGAAAGTTCAGTTTGCTCAAAGCGTACTGGAAGATATCACAAAAGTTGCTGATGAAGATAGTTCATTCTTCTATGTTCTCTCTGAGTCTCACGTAAGTGCAGACGTACTGGCCCTGGCTGGTTGGGTAGAAGAACACGATAAGGTTTACTTCTTCTCAAGCCAAGACACAGACATTGCAGACGATGTTGACGGAAACCTGCTGGTCACTCTAGGTGATACTGGTTACAACAACACTGGCTTTGCTCTTTGGACTAGTACAGCAGACAGCACCTTCCCAGAAGCAGGTGTCGTAGGTAGTATTTGTTCTGCAACTCCAGGGACAACTCCTCTCCACGGTAAAACGCTGGTTGGTGTTACACTAGAGAAACTAAGTACTGATCGTGAGTCTAAGATTGTTGCTAACAACGGTAACATCTACCGCAAAGAACACGGACTGCTATTCTACCGCGATGGCTTTATGGTGTCAGGACTGTACGCAGACTACATCATTCACGCACTGTGGATCAAGGCTCGTTTGGACGAATCTCTGTTCACACTGTTCAAGCAACAGTCTATGCTGGGAAGCGGTGTTCGTGCAACAAGTTCTGGTATTGTTCTGATTCGTCAGGCAGTAACAGCTAACCCGATCCAAGTCGGTATTTTGAACGGTACGATTGCAAACGAAGTTGTTACTTCAAGCGATACAGGAATGTATGTCAGCCTGAAACCAACAGTTTACATTCCATCTCGTGCGGATATGACTACTGCTCAAATTAACCAACGTCTAGTAGACGGTATGATTGTTGAGTATGTATACGCTGGATTCTTCCACTACGTGAAAGTGCAGGTGAACGTTCTGACCAACAGAACTGGAACCACAAGCTCAGCTTCAAGCTCAGTAAGCACAACATCATCATAATTGAAGGGCTTCGGCCCTTCCTTAAAAAGGAATAAAAATGGATAAGATGCTAACTGGTGTAATGGCCTATGATCCATCTAACATCACGCTCTCACTTGGTGGATGGGAACCTTACGGGTTTGCCTCTGATACTAAGATCGTAGTTAGTAAATCTAACGACATTATCAACCCTTATGGCGGTACAGACGGTGACGTGTCACTTGCTCTGAGTCGTAACCGTATGGGTACAATGACTATCTCCCTACAGAGAACATCTGAGGCTAACGAAGTACTAGCTACTTACGCACAGACAATGTACTCTACTCGTCAAGTTGCCTTCCCTGTTTACCTGGAAGATCCACGCGGATACTACATCAGCACGATTGGATGGATTCAGTCACAGCCAGACGACACAATGGGTGATACCATCACTACAAACGATTGGGTTATTGGTTTGAAAGATGCTTCCCTGCTACGCAACACTGCAACGCTAGGTTTGAGTGTCCTAAACTCAATTACTGCCCTGACAATCGCATAAAAAGATTGACTTTAATTTCCATCTGGGGTAACATATCTGTGTTACCCCTTTTTTATTAACTAAGAGAAAAATATGCAAGTTGAAGAAAATGTTATCGCACAATACGCGAAACCAGAGGTTAAGATTGAACTTGAGTTAGATTCAGGACGTAAAGTAGGTTTCAGGATTATTCGCTGGAGACCTTCTAAAGTCTTTGACCGAATCCCTGAGTACGGCAGTATTTTTGCTGTTCCTATGGTGATGTATGGTACAGCCGAGGATCTTGCCGGAGAAGATTATGAACAGAAGATTGCAATGTCTCTGATTCAGCTTTTCTCGGGACTAGAGCAACGTGTTCTGTCTGACCTGTTGAAAGATATCTTAGACGAAACCTACACAGAAGACAACGTTTCTGTTGTAGAAAAATTTGAAGAATTGTTTATGTTACACCCTTACCTTGTAGTTGATTTAGCAGCAAAGGTTCTTGAGGTGAACTACGGCCCTTTTTTCAAACGCGGTTTCGGAAAACTGTTAACCCAATTTCAAACCGTGCAGACGCTGAACAACAGCTAAATCCAACGATAGCTAAGGCTATTGCCATCGCGGAAGAAACCACTAGCTTTCGCTGGTGGGATTATCTGCTCTACAGAATCACAACAAAAACGTCAGAAACCCTCTACACGCTCGATAAGTATAATGTGGATTACTTACTCAAGCAAGCTGAGATCATTGATTACGAAGATTATATCAGTGCCTTGCACAGAAAGGACTTCGATCAGAAAGATGAAGCTCGTCGTAAATGGGATATGTTCAACAAGAAATAATCTATGCCCTTGCTAGCCAAGGGCTTTGCGAGGTAAAATGGCGGGATCGTCGTTAAATACACAGAAGTTAACAAACGTTGTAGATTTCAAAGTAGATAAAAGATCTTTCAACGCTGCCAAGAAATCTCTTGAGGATCTAAAGAAGTTCTCTGAGGGTATCAAACCTTCGATTAAGATGACTCAGACCAAGAAAGATTTCAAGGAAATGGAAAAGTATGCTAAAAGCATTGCTAAGCATATGGAAAATGCAAGAAAAGGCGGCGCTGGTGGAAGACCTCCTGTACCCCCTGTCCCTCCTGCTGGAGGCGGTGGTCGTAGAGGTGGTGGTTCTGGCGGGGCTGGAGGTGGTCGCGGAGGAAGAGGCGCAGGCGGTGGACGTGGTGGAGCAGGTGGCACTCGTTTAGATACTGCTCAGTTAAGACGTGAGAACTTTAACTTTAGAGCAGGTCAGTTTGGTAACGTCTCTAGGCAGGATCGTGAAGCTGCAACTAAAGCCGTTAACGATGTAACCAAAGCTTATGAAGAGCAGAGAATCAGTGCTTCCAGGATGAACCAAGTTATCGCACATCAGCTAAGTGAACTTCGTCAGAAGAATCGCCTGGCAATGCAAGACCTGGAAAACCAACGTAAGAGAATGCGTTTACTTGAGACTGAGGCTCGTCAGGAAGATGCGCGTAGAGATAGACAGAGACGCCAAGAAGAAGCCCAAGCTAAACGTCAGAGGGAGAGGGATGCCAGAGACGCTAGACGTAGAAGAGAAGAACGTAGAGACAGATTTACAAGAGCAGGCTTAGGCTTAAGTCCTGGTTTGCTTCTGGGAGGTGTAGCTGGCGCAGCCGCTATTCAAGGTATCTCTCGTATCAAAGGGAACCTTTCAGACTCTGCGGATCGTATCAACTACGTAGGTCAAGCTGCCAAGAACATCGAAGTTAACCCTAACGTAATTCAAGCATTAACAGCTTGGGGCCAGAATAACGGTGTTGATTCTGCAAATATGACCAAGAGTGTTGACCAGATTAAGGATATTCGTGAAAAATTAGCATCATCTGTAACCACATCCGAACTGAATAAGAAAGGAGAGTGGACTAAGGGTAACGCTGGTGTAAACGAGATTATGAACCAGTTTGGTTGGAACCTTGATGATATCAAATCTATGCAGCACAATCCAATTGACTTCTTACAATCCGTTGTAGGTGCTGGTCAACAAAAAGGGTTGAGTGATGGGCAGATTGGTAACTTACTGGAAAACTTAGGTGATGACCTTTCACACTTTGTTCGTGCCTTTAAGAATAACGGTCAAGAGATCCTAGATGCAAGTGCAGGATTAGTTAAGTCTGGATCAAACCTTACCGATAGTCAAGTTGATGCAGCTCATAGATATGTTACTATGGGACAGACAATGGATAAAATCGAAGAAGGGCTTAGCAATAAGTTCTTGGATGGTTTTGTTTCTAGTTTAGATCCTAAAGTAATGGATGAATTCCAGCAGCACATTAAAAACCTCGGGCCTTCTATTGATGGTCTAGGGAAGTGGCTGGGAGATATTGTAAACTACGGGGCAGGATTCTCTAACTGGTTATCAACCTTTAATGAGAAGTTCAACTACAAGCCAGATGGAACTCAAAGAACACCAGGCGAAATCTACGGTACAGATCCACGCCCTAGCTCAGGCAATGCCATTGCAGATGCTTACGGTACGGGAATGGGAGATGGAAGTCCTTCGTTCTTGAAGCGCTGGGCTAATGACCTCGGGTGGATTGATCCTGTAGGTTTGAATACTGCCCCTATTTCAGACATTGGTCAAGGATATAAGTACGGTTCACTGAATCAGTCTGTATCCCAGCAGCAACAGTCTGTTAATATGGGTGGTGCTCCTATCATCAATATTCCTTCGGATATTGTCCGTGTAGAAGTAACTCCAAGTTCTACCTTCGGAGATATCTTGGACGTAAAAATCCAAGACAGTCAGAGGTTTAACCACAACTCCCTGATTCGAGATATCTCGTCTTCAAACAGTAGTAACTAACATAATCCCCTTCTCTTCGGAGTTGGGGATTTTTATTATCCTTTGACTACGAGAGTTATATATGCTATCATAGATCCCCCTTATCGAAAGTTCTTTACTTTTTAATGGTAAGATGTTATGATAAAGGTAGGATCATTGCGAGGTAAATAATATGGCAGCACCAATCACACAGGCAGTAGGAACGCCAACAAACACAAATAAATCTGTAAACAGCCGAACTAACGTAAACTCAAACTCTCAAGTGAAAGGTGAGAATGGATTTTGTATCTTGGCGAGTTTATATAACACAGCCAGCGATAGTTTCATTCAGAACTACCAGGCAATTGTTTTCGATGCAGTAACCAATACACACGTTACACATCAAGCAGAAGTTTCCTCTTATGCTATCGAAGCTAGCAGTAAGACAAGTAGTAGCAACTCAAGCACGGATCAAGATAACTCAAAAAGCAGCGAAGTTAGCGATCACGTTCAGATTAAAAACACTAAGATCGATATCTCTGGTGTAATCAGTGAAACACCTATCCAGTTAAAGAAAGACCTTCTGTACAGCGGTCAGCCAAAAGGCGACAGGGTTAGTCAGGCAATCACATATCTCACAAAGATTATGGAAGCAAGACAACCAATCACTCTCCTTACAGAACATAAAGTTTTTAAAGATGTTGTTCTTATTGGGGTAGATTACGCTTATAAGTCAGAATATGCAATGCAATTCGATCTTAACTTCGAGCAGGTGAGGCTTGTAAAAGGTGCCACAGTTAACGCTATTGCAGTCAAAACGGCATCAACATTAAATACAGGTAAGCAGGTTAAGAAAGCAGTATACAAACCTACTAGTGCCGACCTTGAACAGAGAATCCAGAATCAAGCTGGTGGATCAAATAACAAGACGGGGTAATAATGGCAGTAACAAATAACATCACAACGTTCGCTGAAACAACCAGGAACGACACAGGGAACAAAGGATACGATAGAGTATTCATTGACTCTGACACAGGATATACTGCTTGGGCATTACAGACACTTCAACACACAGATCACACTTACACAGTAACGCTGGACGGTGTGGACTACGATATCAGAATCCGATGGAACACACGAGATGAATCTTGGCAGCTATTTTTCGGGCCATCTGGTGATGAAGCTGTAATTACTTTTAAAGCGACAAATGGATTAGATCTTCTTGCTCCTTACAAATACTTAGAGGGAGTGCCAGATGGTCAACTCTATATTGTGGATACAGTAAAGATCAACGGTAGACCAGACTTTTACAGTACAGGTATTGATAAAAGATATTGTCTTATGTACGTTGACGCAGTACAGGATCAAGACTAATGCCAGATATTCAAACTAACTCTGTGCCTAACTTTAATCACAGTTACAAACTTCTGATTGGTCGGGCAACGGATACATCAAAGAAGACTAACGCCAACGGTACGTTTACTTCTAAGATTGACTTGGACACAAAATTAGCTTCTACTAAAAAGTCCAGCGGGACAATGAAGCTATTAACAGAACATCAGATTACTTTCAGCATCAAGAAAGATAATAACAAAGATCCAAACAAAGGATCAATCGTTATTTACAACCTATCTGATGACACAGTAAACTACATCAACAACAGCATCCGTAACAACTTGGCAGTAGCACTCGCGGTTGGATATCAGGGACAAGAAGAAGTCCTTATTTTCATCGGAACAGTGCAGTGGGTTAGTGATGTTTGGAAAGGAACTGATAGGTTAACAGAACTGCATTGCGTAGATGGAGGTATTAATATCTCCTTGGCAAATACTAGCAGAAGTTATCCTAAAGGAACAAAGATCTCTAAGGTGATTAAAGATATCGCCGGAGACCTCGGTACTAACTCAGGTAACTTGAGTATTGACAGTGACGCAGCAATTTCAAGTGCTAGTCATATGTGCGGAAACTCTTCTGAGTACTTAGAAGGACTGTGTAAAAGTATCGATCATAACGTCTCCATCCAAGACGGATCAGTTTATATCACACCTAGATCCCAGAGACAAGAAAAGAGAAGTGCTTACATCAGTCCTGAAACGGGTTTGATTGGAAGCCCACAACCATTCCACAACGATATTAAACCTGCTAAGAAAGTTACCAAAAGCACATCCAAGAAAGCCAAAAAGCCTACCGATGGTGTAACATTCAAGTGTCAGATTAATGGGAACATTCTACCAGAGAAAACAGTGTACCTCAAGTCAAGAGCCTATGACGGTTACTTTAAAGTGGTCACTGTGACGCATACTGGAGACTATGAAGGGAAGGATTGGATCTCTGAGGTTGAAGCAGTTTCTGTTTCCGGTATTATCAGCAAAACAGTTAAGACGGAGTAATAATGGATTCCTTAAACATTGTCACAGCGCTTCGTGGCTTGATTAAGAACCAGATCTCAGAAGTGCATACATCTCTCCCTGTGCGTGTCACAGGGGTGGACTACGATGCAAAAACAGTGGTATTGGAATCTGTTGTCAAGAACACAAAAGATTCTGACAATGAAATCAACTATCCGACATTCTATGACGTGCCAATGGCAGTTAATGGAGGAGGGACAGGAAGAATTTCATTTCCAACTAAAAGCGGAGATCTCGGAGTACTAATCTTTTCTGAAAGGGATGCATCAAACGCATTGCAGACAGACGGTAGTACTGCTTCAAGCGCTACACTAAATCAACCGTGTGGACTTTATCCTATTGCATTCATTCCCAAGATTACGATGGGAGGAGACTCTTCTGAGGCTCTTGATCCAGATAAGGTTGTTATCAGCAACAACAAACAGACTTACGTTTCATTGTCACCAGATGGTGAGATTGAAGCAAAGAATGCTCAAGGAATGTCTGTCAAGCTGACAACATCTAGCATTCAGCTTACAGACGGAACCGGAACTTTATCTCTTACTGGAGGTAACTTAACATTCAAAGGTGGCACTGTCAATATCAATGGACTAACAATTGATTCGTCAGGTAACATCAAAGATAGCAACGGTATCGGTCTGAATACGCATACTCACCCCGTAGTAGGAGTACAGACGGGTAGTAGCACGGTTAATACTAGCACAGCAAAAGGATAATCATCAATGGGGATTGCCTTTGATTTGAAGTTGGATACTTCCAACGATATCACGATTGGAGATACAGGTGATTTAGTACTAACTACCAAAAGATCCGAGATGTGTATGCAGACGCTGAGTATCACCTTGAATACATTTCAGGGTGAATGGTTTCTGAATACAAACTTCGGTATTCCATATATGCAACAAATTATTGGCGTTGCGAGGAAGAAAGAGTCAGTAGACAAGATCTTCTTAGCAGCCCTGGCTGATAATGACTATGTGGATTCTATTGTTAGTTATACATCTTCATTTGACAGAGACAACAGATACTATAGTATCCAGGCATCTGTTCAGGTGGCAGAGGAAGTGGTTTCAACCACGTTTAGTACACGTCCTTCTGACGAATATTATTACCCAACTCCTAGCACAGAATCAACAGTTACTTGTTCTAAGTACACGCTGGAGCCATTCGCAGGCGAACTGTATTACTTCGAGAACATCGACGGTCTACCTTTCAACACTTACGCTACGTGGTGGAATGAATGGTCTGGATCAGAGATTACTGAGATTGTATACGTCACTGACGAACAAGGTCAAGTGTTGCTTACAAGCAGCGGCGCAAACTTGGAAATCACAAATTAATAAAAGGGGGGCTTCCCCCTTATTTTAAAAGGAACCTATAATGGCTTCATCAGTAAGAATTTCACAGCTACCGGAGTCAGGAAATCTAGCCGATTCAGATTACCTCCTGGTAGAAAAGACAGATAGAACAACAAAAACATCTATCGGTTATATGATCACTAACCTTAAGCTAGCCAAGCTGGCAGATTATAGTGTAAACGCCGGGGCAGGACTCATTGGCACAACCGCAGGGACGACAGTACAGGCGGCTATCACAGCACTACAGAGTGCAGATAAAACTCTCACAGACAGTCTTAGCGCTCTCGCTACCCGAGTAAAGACTAACGAGACAGATATCAGCACACTAAAAGCTAGCACGTCTTCAACCTCAAGCTCACTTAGCAACCTAATGAGTCGTGTTGATAGTGTAGAATCTTCCGTCACGACATTATCAGATGCAAGCGTACAGCAACAATCTGATATCGTTAATATCAAGAGTAACGTATCCGACCTTACTTCAAAGACAGATACAACCAATAGTGACGTAGCAGCCGCAGTAGTTAGAATTAGCACTCTAGAATCTGGTCTGAGTACAGCAAACGGTAACATCTCAACTGTAACCGACAATGTAACAGCTATTCAGGATCGTCTTGTAGAGGTAGGCGAGTTGGTGGAGTACAAGATCACAGATACAGAAGGATTCCAGATCTACAAGAGCGGTGCTATGACTGCTTGGGGAAGAGTAGTACCTACTTCTGGACTGACAGATGTAACATTCAGTAGAGAGTTTTCTACAGCCCCTGTGGATATCCAGCTTACACCAGAAACAACCTCAGACACAACAAATCTTACTGCTGTCTCTCTGGTAACAGATAGTGTTACTACTACAGGATTCTCAGTGAGAACATTGGCATTTGGAGGAAGCTCTGTAGCAGAGTCCACCTCACCTTTCCGCTGGAAAGCTGCATATACTCCGACAGGGACATTAGTACCTTCAACATAAGGATTGACTTTTTAGGACAAGGATGTTATTATACAGGTTGACAATAATGAAAAAGTTTTTAATTGGTATGTTTTGTACCTACCCAGGAAATAAAGTCAGCAGTACAAAGGTCTGGAACTTCATCGGACTTTCTGTAATGACAGGAATGTTTATTTATCTGGGCATCAAGAAGGACATTCCTGAATGGATGGGATGGACTTACGTATTTATGATTACTCCATCGAGACTTATGAGAAACCTTGTTGATCTACGCTGGGGTAGAGTGTCACCTTCTAAAGGAGAAGATTAATGGCAGATTATGGCTTAACAGACGCAGGATTTGTAATTCCTACGTTCGATAATATTTTAGATCGTTACGTTACCGCATTGCAGAATACTTTCGGTAGCGATGTAGCAACATCCGAAGATACTGTCTTTGGACAACTGTTCCGCATCATTGCATACACAGATTACACCCTTTGGGAAGGAATGCAAGGTGTTTATAACACCCAAACCCTAAACGGAGCCGAAGGTACATATTTGGATGATCTGTTTGCTAAGAGGGGATTAACCCGTCAGTCAGCAACCGCTGGTAGTGGATTCGTATATGTTAAGTCAACAAGTAAAGCCTTATGGACTGCTTCCTTGGATACAGATACATATTTCACAGCAGATAATGATCTCTCTTACTATGTCTCTTCAAAGACTTTGCTAAATGCCTCTATTGCAGCATACACACTGACAAAGGCCCAAGCAACAAGTGCAGCAGAACAAATCACTTTCTATATGCAGAACACGCTTGACGGTGGTTTGAACTCTACAACCCTAACCACTTCATCAAACACATTTATGACAGATCTAGTTACCTTTATTCAAGGGAACGTTACCTCTGCCGATAAAAACTTGGTGAGCACAAAAGACAGCACACTGTATGTTGGATTCAATAGCTCAGACTACTCTAATCCAGTAGGCTTGTCAACAGCAACTAAGTTTTATGCTTCTGTAAGCGTAGGTACGAAGTGGAGCCTGATTCCGGTATCAGCATCTGAGAAGGGATACAATCCAGTTAGTACAGGGAGTATTACAGGTATTTCTTCTACCTTCACAGGATACTCTGCCACAGGTAACTTCTCTCCTTTCAGTTCAGGAACAGATGTAGAAACCGATGCTGAATTCCGTTCTCGTTTCAACGATAACCAAGACGAAGCAAACGCTGCAACAAGACCTGCTATTATCTCAGCACTGCTAAACGTGCCTGGTGTTACTAAGGTAAGGGTGTACGACAACCCAACTTCTGTAGATCAGGATTATGCACCAGCATTCACCTTCAACACAATTGTGTATGGTGGAGATGCAGAAACGGTAGCCAGAACTATCTACGAGAAGAAACCAATTAACACTCTGACCTATGGTACTGTCGCAACGACTATCACCACAGAAGATGGTGGAACGGAGATCATCAAGTTCACGCCTGGTAGCACTAGAGAGTACTCTGTTAAGCTTGTTTACACTACAACCTCTGGTAAAGTGTTAACTACTACTGAGAAAGCTAATATTACCACAGCATTGAAAGACCTGGAAGCTTATTTTGAGATTGGTAGTAAAGTAACCAACGATCAGATGAAAGGTGTTATTTACAATGCCCTAGACTTTGGACGCTTGACTTACCTTGCTGTTTATGTTAAACTAAGTAGTGAAGATGATGGAAGTTACAGTAACGGGGATATCGAACCTGCTTACAGTGTTGTACCATCGTTCGACACAAGTATCATCTCTTACGAATATAAGGACTAAAAATGACTACCAATGTTGACCACGTAACTCTGTGGACGGACATTGTAGCTGACGTTAAAGATTTACTTATCGAGGATTTTAAGTCTTCTGAGAATATTGTCAAGTTAACTTACGTAATCTCAGAGTCAAAGGCGAAGATAGATCAGGCAATGATCTATCTAGCCAAATATAGACTTATCAGCACTGCAACAGGTGCTTACCTTGATGAACTTGGAAAACAGTTAGGCGTAGACAGACTGGACTCTAATGACGATGAATACCGTGCTGTCTTACAAATCCGTGCATACCGAGTCACTTCGGCAGGTAGCCGACCTAACATTATCGAAGTATTCTCTCGTTTTACGGGATTAGAATCGACCGAGGTAAATACCTACGTAGGCTTACAAAAGTCCTTTGATATTGCATTCTATAGTAGCTGTTTAAATGAGTCAGTTGCAGTAGAAGAATTAGAAAAGCTATTCCCTGTTGTATCTTCTTACAGACTATTAAGTAAGGGTGGTACACCTTTTATCTTCGGTAGCATTTACGATGACACAGATGTTAGTCCAGACGGTGATAACGGTTTTGGATCTTTAACAGATAGCCAAAGTAAAGATTATGCCGCAGGTTACGGGGGGAGATTAGCTTCCCTGTTAGCCGCCACTAAGTGAGGATTTTAAATGGCTGCACCAACTTATTACCCTATCTGGTCTGCTGTAGATCAAAATCTACCAGCCACAGGCGAACCAAATAAGGAAAGACCAAAGACAACCCTAAGAAACATTGGTTGGGATAAAGGTCAAATTCCTTCGGCAGAAGAAATGAACTGGATGATGAATAATATTTATCTCTGGATCAAATACTTCGATTCCGAACTTATTCCCGTAGGATTAAGAAACGATAATACCAAAATTACACTTGCGGGTGAAGTTACGGGTACTGCAACATTCTCCGGCACTAATGAGTTATCAATCACGACTACTGTAGCTGCCTCTAGCACAGCTTCTAGCGCTAACACACTTGTCAGACGTAACTCAGATCAGTCAATTCGTGGGGGAGATCTATACTCGTACGCAACAAACTCCTCAGACAGCGCAAGCTTGTTCTTAGTAGATCCTAGCGGAGTTGAGTTTGGTGAAATGAGTGCCGCGCCTGGCGCAGCCGGAGCAGTATTCATCCTTAGTAAAAACCCTGTAAACGGTGCTGTAGTTTCTTCTATCTACCTACAGTCCGGCTATATTACTCTTACGGCTCCTCGTAGCGCTAGTGGACAGGAAACTACAGGTTCTGCTTTAGTTCGTTACGATACATTCAGTGCTAACGTTTCTAACTTGCAGAATAGTATTAACACAGTTAACTCTAACCTGTCAAACTCTATCAACAGTAATGTAAACAACCTATCTGCTGCTATCAATCAGTTGAGAACAGATGTTGCGAGAACATACATCACCAATATTCGTCTTGTCAACAGAGCAGGATGGGAAGTAGGTGGTGATGCATACGAGTATGCTAACGGCTATGTTGTTACAACAGGTGGAGACTTTGGTGCTTCAAACGGTTACTACTTAGGTAGACAGCTACAGTATCAAATCAACGGAAACTGGTTTACAGCAAACTACGGATAATCTATGTATACTAACTTCCAGTTATATACCCCTATAGACCCCTTTTTAAGGGGTTTAAAGGAAAACAATAACATTATGTTTGTTAAAGATGATGCAGGAAATGACTATTACGAGTTAGCTCCCACATTATCAAAAGATAAATACACAATTATGTTATGCAAGAATAACATTGTCAGAAGTTTTGGGAAAGACCCAATTGCTTTATTTCCTGTAATTGGTGGAAACATCATCCAAGTAGATGATATGGGAGACGTAAGCTATTTATACACATACCACCCTGAGACAAAAACATTTTCACCCTTCATCCCTAAACCATCTTTAGATAAGTTACTTAAGCAACTCAAGGTAGCTGAGATTAAGAAGGAGTTAGGGGATTCCTCAGTTGACCAAGAGATTACATCTCTTAAGAGACAGATTGTAGATATTTCATAAGGAGATTGTAATGAACTGGAGCGACATTTGGGGCATTGCAAAAGACGCAATAATTCCTCTCGTAGGGATTATCGGGGCTTTCTTTAAACAGAAAATCGATAAGCTTGAAGAAGATATCGAACAGGCCCAAGATTCATACAGAGAGTTAGAAAAGAAAGTTGTGTTTGTCGAATCAACTTATGCTACCAAAGCTGAGTTAACTCAAATGCTAAACCAGATCAACTCAACCTTGATGAACAACAACACGACATTGGAGCAAAAAATCGAGAAGATTATGGATCTTAAGAATGCTCCAATCAAACTTATGCTTGAAGAAGTTTATAAGCGTCAACGTACTAAGGATAATTAATGGCTACTAGCTTCCCAACATATCCGTCAACTACATTTGAGCAAGCCGTTGAGCTTGCTATTTTCTCTGCAAACCAACTGCACAACGTTATTAACGGCGATGCAACGTCAACAGTAGAAAGTGAAGACGGTGATATTCCATCGCTGAGATATGCGTTGGTTAACAACTTCTATTTCCGTTCCCCTATTGCCTGGGCAGAGGGTAACACTGCTGTAGTATTCAACCAGCTTTACTACTTCACGTCTTTAAATGACCGTGTATCTGGATTATACTACGCTCCATCAGCTACTGCAACCAATCCAGTGACATTGGGAACTACGCCTATTGGCGATCCTAACTTCGTCCTGTACACTGCTACAGCAAATATTAAACCTCTTCCTTTTGCAAAGGATAGAGAGATCTCTGCATATGGACGTATCTACTACAAAACCAATGACAGAGGAATCGATAGCTCATATACCTACATCGGTACAGCTATCCCTTACGTAACTACCGCAGATTCCCCTGAATCAGATCAGAGTGGTATTTGGTCAGCATCAAACCCTACGGGTATTTGGCTAAAGCTGGGTGAAGCAAACTCATACGATCTTTTCTCTGCTAAAGACGGTGAGAAGTACATCGGCAGCGCTGCTAATATTGCAGATCTTCGTACTATTGAGCCAACTGTTCAAGGCCAACGTGTTTGGTTGAGAGAGTATGCATCAAATACGGGACGTGGACAAGGTTACTTCATTTACAACGCCAATGACACTACTTCGGTAGATGACGCAGGCTACTACGTTGTAACCGCAGGTGGCAAACGCTGGAAACGTGACTTGGAGCCAGAACAACTGCTCGTAACGCACTATGGTGCTCTTATGGATGGTACTACTGACGATATGCCTGCTTGTAAAAGAATGTATATCGGGACACGTAACCTAGGTACAGCAAATGCTATCGGTATTCGTCTGCCAGCAGGTAAGATCGCACTGAGAAGTACTTTCGATGAAAGTAAATCTACAGAACAACCAATTTTCTCTATCAAAGGCCCAGCCGTTGATTACGGGGTAAACCCTAAAGTTCAGGTATTCTTCCTGGATAAAACTTCTACTACACCTGTATTCCAAGTGAATGCTCGTCGTACCGAGGTAACTGGTTTGCACCTACAGGGATCTGGAACAACTACACCATTCTTTAAGAACGTGTGTCCAGCAGGTCAGTACTACCGTGTTAAGAACATTCGTTGTAACAGCACTGGTGGTATGGTATTTGATCTATTAGATACGATTGACACAGCATTCGAGCAGATCTATTGCTACAGCATTGCTGGTGGATTCCTTCGTGCCGGATGGACAAACACAAAAACAGGTGCGTGGGATCACTCAACTGCTATTGAAATCTCAAACTCAAACTTCTCCAGCGGGAAGAATATTGAGGCTATCACAGCAATCCGTGCTGGTCAATGTATTATGCGTAATACTTGGTTCAGTAACAATGCCTACACCTTTGATATCTCTCAAGGTGGTTGGCTGCTTGATACTGTGATTATGGAGAACAGTACTTACCCAGCTAAAACTCAGTACGCTAAGATCATTCAGATCAACTGTCGTTTCGCACAAGGTGCGACAATGGATGATACCCTATCTGGTTACACTAAGGATATGGATTTAGTTAACGGTGGTAGCGGTAACATTCCTTCTTGGGTAGGTAACGCCTATGACCAAGGTAAGGTGCGTATCAATCTGTTAGGTAACTTCTTCGACTCACCATTAGCCGCAAGATTCACCTACTCTGAACAGATGCTGGACAATGGAAACAGCGCAGCCACTTGGTTTGTCTGTGGAAGAATTGTTCTTCAAGGTCTGAACAGAACTGCTCATATCAAAGTAACAGGTATGCGTGGATGGGATTCAGTTAGTGATGGGCCTAAAGTACCAGGTCACACAGCCTTTGGTGGTGGTGAAGCTAACATTTGGTATGAACTGAAATATCCAAATAGTTCAAGCAGTACTGCTGGTCAGTTGCACTGGTCAGGGACAGATGGTTGTCCAGTTATTGCAGTTAAATATGTACACACTTGGCAGAGTATTCGCCTGTATGTGCAGTTAGCCGCATACGCACAGCATTGTAACGTGTTTATCACGATGAACGGTACAGTACGTATCGCAAGTGGTACTCCAGCATATACTGTGTGGTCTGGTGAGGAAATCTCAGAAGCCGAACTTAACGCAAAAACCAACTTGGTGACTGCTGCTGCAAGATGGTCTATCAACAAAGGTGATTATAACGGTCACGGTTTTGGTATGGATCTGGATGCAGGTATGCTTCAATACCACGGAACAACAGTTGCAGATTCTGCTTCTACCTTCCTGCCTATCTATGTAAACGGATCTCAGTTGAACGTAGCACTAAACCCGCTAACGTCTTCACTGCGTATCCCACGTTACACGGTAGCAACAATGCCTTCTCCATCAGCCAACGTATACGGTATGGTGGTGTGTACAGATACCATTCTGTCACCTCCAAACCAGCTTATGTGGAGCGATGGTATCAGATGGATTGCCGCAGGCGGTACGATTGCTTGGAAATAAAAAAGGAGCCGAAAGGCTCCTTTATTTTTATCTATACCTTGGGCAAAAGAAAAGGAGCCTTTCGGCTCCCTTATTTCCCTTATAAATAAATCACTTAAAAGGGGATATCGTCATCGAAGTCAACCGGAGCATCTGGCGCTGGCTCAGGATCTTTCGGCGTAGTGGCAGCAGGCTTATTAGCCGCTGGTTTAGTTTCAGTCTTAGCCGGAGCATCAACTTTACCACCTGCCTTAACAAAGGCCAACACTTCATCACTCACTGCCAGGATAGGCTTAGCTGCATCAATCAGAGACTGAACAGTAACAGCACCTTCTGCATCACGAGTAGCATTCAGAATAGCGTGACCTACAGAAGCGCCAGTGTCGTAATCAGTGATATCAACACCGCGTTGCAGAGCAACCTCAGTTTTCATCTGGACAGTGGCTTCGTGAACCAGTTTAGCCAGAGAAACAACATCACCTTCAACACCATTACGTTGTAGATACAGAGCGCCGTTTACAGCGTGACCTGCTTCCATACCGGAATTATCTTTCTTCCAAGTACCTTTACCTGCTGTCTGATTGCCTGCCGCTGGTTTGTTTGCTGCTGGAGCAGCCTGAACACCATCAGTAGACAGTATACTGATCTTACCTTTAGAGGAGTTGTAATAGGTTTTACCGTTCCACTCACTTACTTTCAGATCCATAGCCACTTCAACACCACGCTCAATAGTAACCCAACGCTCAGGAGCATCGCCTACTGCTGCTTTAACTTGCAGGTTTTCGTGTTCTGGGTGAAGCTTAACTTCACCGAGGCCAATCCACTGACCAGCATCGTCACGAGAAGCACCTTTCTCTTTCAGAAGAATAGAGGCTTTGTGAGTAGATTCAATTTTCTTATCTGGCTGACCAGCTACTTTAATGTAGGAAGTTTTCATTTCAGGGAACTTGTCGAGTTTGACAAATTCAACCACGCCTTCTGCAAAGAATACTTCTTTCTTAGTGCGACGATCGATTTCTGATTTGATTACTGCTGACATATTGTATATCTCCTATATGAGTTCTTATTTAATGTAATGTTTCTGCTGCAAACGTTCTAAGACGTAGTGCTGCATCTCGGGGAAGAAGAAACTTGTTTCCGCTGAAATCCATTCCTAATTCTCCAGTTGGAAGATGAACAAAGTTAAAATATTCATCTCCTAATACTATGCGTCTACCTGTGTTCTTATTATCAAGAACATCTAAAAGATGATCCTGAAAACGTCGAAACTCTTTCAGATTAACAGTGAAAGAGACAGTCTCACGTTTACCGATGTGAGTATTAATCTCAACCACTGTTTTCTCATTATGAAAACGCTTTACCTTCAAGTAGAACCTGTTGTTCATCATCGTGTCTTCACTAAGGAAGATTTCGGAGGCTTCTTCAAAGAAGTTTGTTCGTACTTTAACGAGAGGTTTTTTCAAAGCTGTTGTCATTGCGAATCCTTACTATATCAAAATACTGCTACTGTGTCAACTAAAAGTTGAAAACATCTGGACTTTCTTTGCCATCCCGCTCCAAGAAGTCAAAGCCCAAGTCTGCATTCACTTTTACTGTGGTGAAGCTTGGTGCAACAGAGACAAACTTAGCGAAGGTATAGCCAGGAAACTTACCAGCAATCTTGCGAATATGTTTAGTGTTCTCGTCTACATCATCTGCTAGGATGATTACTTTGTCCAGTAGAGTTTTCATAAACTTAGGTGAAGGATGGAATTGACTACCATCATAGTAGATCTCACAGATCGAACAACTGAAATGACCTGTATAAGGGAACGAACAATATTCATCCATAAACATAATATTGAACGTCTTACCTTCATAATCAAACTCAAAGACAGCCAGCAGGTCTGTAATACCCTCGTAATCTTCGTCTACGGCACTCATAGAGCGTACACGGTTAAAACCTAGCAAAGATATGGCTGCTTGTCGTAAAGCGTCAGAGGACAGTTCAGGGGCTTTCAAATAGATATCGATATCTGAGCACTCATTACCCATCCACCAATCACGAGGCGCACCGCCTGCAATGATAGCGTTAGGATCGATCTTTTTAATACGTTCCAATACTTCTTCACCTAAGCGTCTCTCAGCGTGACGATTCATTATCGTACCTCCACGGTCACGTTCATACCTTCTTCGCTGAACTCTTCGTTCATCAATTCAGTGAAGCACTGAGTGAGCATCGCATTAAGTCCAGCAATAATCTCTTCGTGAGTTTGACCATCTGCAATACGTGCATCATAGCCCTCTTTAAGATCTGGGTTAGCCAGGTCAATTTCTAAATGAGCAATCAGTTCCAGTTGGGTAATCATTTGGACTCCTTCGATAAGCAATAAATAGTGTAAGGGGTCTGCATAACATACAGATCTTCGTAAACATCACCAATAACCACTCGAACACGAGTGCTATCAGAGTTCTGCTGCTGTTGTGCATACAGAATCGTTTGTTCATTGATAAGAACAGTTTCACCGCTCAAGCGGGTAAGCAAGATCATATTAAATCCTCTGAATCTTAACTGTAATCACATACAGGGGAGAATCTTGTCCCATAGTACGCTCTACACAGTTTGGTTTGTGGATGATATCGTAAACAATATACTCTTGATCGTTAATGATCATAGACTCATTCTTACGCGGAATAGGTGGAACATAATACTTACTTGAACGTTGATAGTCAATAACACCGACGTTATATTCTTCATAGTCGATACGAACAATAGCCATTATACTTGCTCCCAGCCTTCTTTTGGATTGCCAAAGCGATCCGTTGGTTCGTCACAATAACAACCACAGCACTTGCAGCAACCACAGGAGTAAGTATCGTCCCAATCATCTTCAAAGTCGTCAGAATCATACTCAGATCGCTCAGAGTCAGTAAGTTCATACCACTCGTCAGTACCCATTTTGACAACACGGTAATCATCAGAACGACCTTGCAACATTTCTTCCAGTTCTTCACCGAAACACATTGCTCCGTCAGGCCAAATCACTAAATCTTCTTGATTAATCATTAATCCTCCATTGAAGGGCCGAAGCCCTTATTCATCATCTTTGATATAGAATACACAACCTATCACAAGAATAGCAAGCATTATCATATCAACTATTGTTAGTGCGGTTTGTCTGTCCATTAGTGACATTCACTCCAGTTTCTCCCTACATCGTATCCAGCCGTCAATTCTACATTCAAACCGTAGTAACGTCCAGCCTCTGTTACAGCAATAACTGTAAGTTCACCAGCACGAGAGTAAGCACTGAAATAACCACCACGAGGAGAAGGATGCAGGTTAGCCCACTTACGACCTTCCTTCTCTTCAAGTTCTGCAAGAAGTTGCTTAGCTTTCTTCTCACAAGCTTTATCGATAGCAGCCTGCTCTTTCTCGTCTTCTACTTTCACCCAGCCTAACTCTTCTGGACGCCACCATTTGAACTCTACGAGTTCCTTGGACACCTCTACTTGGGCTTCATCGTGGTAAGCAATCATCTGTTGGGCGAACTTCATATTCTTCCAATCATCAACAAAGAAGTCACACAGCAAACCTTCTTCTTCAATGTAGTCATCATACAGCACCATTGCACGTTTAGCACAAATAACACCGCCTGATTGGAACAATGAGTTCAGGATTGCGTGAGCAGAACGGGTAGGTACTTTACGTCCATCAATGCCAGGAACATAAGTCTTACCTGTTGCTGTCCAGTATGCCGACAGTTTTTCTTTCAGATCTGCTAGTGGTTTAGCTGCTTCCCAGAAACCTCCGAACACGAGTTCACCAGTGTACAGGTCACTACCGATTGTCTTAGCAACACGAGCCGCCTGACTACCGTAAGTACAACCATATTTTACTGCCTTAGCACTACCACGTTCAAACTTCTTACCAAGGATCTCAGAGATCTTCTCAGCAGTTCTGGTATGAACATCGTTAGGCTTATCCAACAGCAATGAGTTGCAGTACGGTTGACCTTCAATGTCATATTTCCAAGTGTAGTGTGCTTCAATACGTGCTTCAAGACTATCAAAGTCGTATCCGATTTGGAAGTAATTAGGCGTATCTGCACCAAACAAACTACGCATCTGTTCACCATACAATGAACTAACACGAGGAATGTTAGCAACTGATCTGTGTTTCATACGACTTGTAGCCGCATCACACGTAGCCGCAGGCGTAGGGATACGTCCGTCAGCCCTTACAGCAGCAACATAACCTTTATCTGGCTCTTCCTCTGGGTCATCCCAATCAACACCACCGCCTAAGATTGAGTTACGACGATGCTTATAAGTCAGGTATTCCACGATATCGATAGCAAACGGGAACTGCTTAGCAATGCTTTCTAGGTTAGGGCAAATCTCTTTCTCTTGGCCCTTTGTGAAGCTAGGATTCGTTCTTACCTTAACACCACGTCCTTTTGCGATACGTGCTCTGAGAGTGGCTTCCAGACGGTCTGGTGTACATTCAAGATGTTCTGCACGATCATTAAGGAAGTTGGACTCATAAGTTTGTTTCAGATAGTCCTGGATACCTTTTTCCATTGCATTATCATCCTTACGGATCTTCGTGCCGGACTTCAAGGTAATGTCCTTATCCTTATACTCACTCGGGTTCCATCCCAAACCAACAAGCCAGTTTTTAATGTGAGTTGTATCGTTCAGCGTAGCTGGAACGTTTGGATCACAAATTGGCACATCAGCTTCTAGAGGTAAAGGGAATTCTTTATCAAGAGCCTTTAGGATATAACCGCCATTACCATCTTCAACCAATTCACCACCGTGTTTTGCAGCAAACTTAATGATGTTAGAAGTTGGCTCTCCATTTTTCTTAAACTGTAGCTTAGGAGGAATAAAGTCTTTCAGATAGCCTTTCGTTGCAGGTTTAGGTGGAAGGATAGGTTCCGCACGTTGACGGCGCTCTTCCATCTTCTGATCCAGATCTGCAATGTTTTGTTCTGCTTTCTTCATATCGAAAGCAAAGCCACGGTGTTCTTGTCGGGTAATGATATCAGCTACACGCTGTTCCAGGATAAATGGATCAGTCCACTTATCGTAATCACCCCATTCCTGTTGCAACATACGATACACAGCGGTGTTCGCCTTGTTATCGTAGATACAGTAGTAAAGCATATCCGCAGCAAAAGTCTTAAATCGATCTTCTACGGGAATTTCTTTACGGAAGTCTCGTTTTACATCCCCGCCAGCTTTCTGTGACAGTGCATCCAGACTATGACCACCAAAGCGATCAGGGTTTAGCACCTTACTCAGAATCATTGAGTCGATAAGTTCAACGTTACTTTCACCCCAAGTGTTGTACTTCACACTGTAAGGGATCTTGTAGAACAGCTTTACCGCCAAGAAGTCATAGTTAATGGTGTTATGACCAATTGCACGTTCAACTTTGTACTGTGGTTTATCCGCAAAGATACCTACGTGATTGACAAAATCTACAAACTCATCCAGAGGAAAGTGAGTGTACTCTACTGGCTCATACTCTTTCAGTTCGTAAGTGTATTTGTCATCAGACTCGCTGTACGGACGACCATCAAACTCATATTTGTCTCCATTATGGAAACCAATAATCTCACCCGTCTCGTGATTCTCCAGCACAATACAGTGCATACCGAAGCTATTACGGAGTCGATACGGACTCAGGGTATAGTCGATAGAAGATTCACGAAGTAAATCCGTTGCTTCGATATCCCAGGTGAAAGTATTTAAGGGTGTGTCTCCAATCATTTCCTCTCCTTTGTTATTTTAGGGAGCAAGAGCATAACACTCCTTCTCCCTCTATGTCAATCAGAACTTCATATCGCCGCCAATGTTAGCGGGATTGCTAAAGTACTGCTCTTTGTCGTGCAGTGTAGCAGTTTTGATATCGTAGTAGAAGTTACCAGCCGCACCTGTCTCAGAAAACTCACGGTTTTTCAGGATGAAACAGTTTGTGGTGTTACGTTCAATAGGATCTTCCGCTGCTTTATCACGTTCCAGTGCAATAGTGATACCTGCACCTTTAGCCAAGAAGCTACTACCCATCGTATCATCTTCGGTGATGTGCTCGTTGTTACCATTGGCAGACTTCTTAACGTGAGAGATTACGATAATGGTGATGCCGTACTCTTTCATAATTCGTTTCAGCCAAGTAGCTAACTCTTCTTGCTCACGAACATCCATACCAGACAGAAGATCCGAGTATGGATCAATGACCAGAATAGTTACGCCATAGTGAACAACCATCTCCAGCACTTTCTCTTTAACGCTCTCTACGCTAGCTCCACGGTCATCACACACAAAGAACTTAGGAGTGCCGTCTGGACGTTCGTAGAACGCACGGATGCGTTGCTCGTTGTCCATAAGAATAGCCTCACGCTCTTCTGGAGTCTTACGGTGCAGAGGAATATGCAAGTAAGAGGAAAGCAGGTTACGAGAGTATTTCTTGTATGTTGCTTCCAGAGACAGAATACCGAGAATGTCTTCTGGATGTTCCACAATAATGTGCTTCGTTACTTCGTTCACCAACAGAGTTTTACCAATACTGGTTTTAGCCAAAATAACAGTAATCTCTTCTCGAACGAGTCCACCACCAAGCATATTTGCAGCAACCCGCATAAAGCCAGGTAGGGTGATAATCTGAGCATCCATACATTCAAGCGCTGCTTCGAACAGCATATTTGATGCATAAACACCAGCCGGAGTATACAGCTTAGACTTAAAGAACTGAGTCATAAAGTGATCTTTCTTACCGTCGATCAATGCCTGATTAGGATCTTTACAATCCAGAGTCATCACATAGACACGGTTACGAGGTAGCACTTTAACGCACTTCTCCATTGCCTCTTGACCAGCTTTATCATTATCCAGACAGAGAATGATTTTCTTGAACTGATTCAAGAAGTTATACTGACTTTGCAACTGACGGTGCAGTGAAGTTTCACCACAAGTTCCTGATACTACGGCAATCTCTGGGTATTTACCACCTGGATCGTTGTCTTTCAGAAGTTGAACTGCTGCAAGCTGGTCGTGCTCACCGCCAACAATCAGAATTGTACCGGAAGCATTGCGGTATTTGAACTGACCAAACAGATCACATTCTTTACCAGTTTCACCCAATGGGCCAGGGTGTGCAAACTCCTTCGGATGTTCACGAACTTTATAACCCGCGATCTCATATCCTTTGGTCACAGGGTAGTAGGTTCGATGGATACTGCCGTCACTGGCATACTCATAACGAACACCGAGAGGTTTTGAAATATCCTCACGAATGCCACGATAGTCTTTAGGGTGAGTACCAGTAATTTCTTTTAGTTTCTTGTGAATCTCTGCGTTGAATTCTCTTCCCACTATTTCTTCCTCTTCTTCTAATTCTTGACCATTTTCTCTTAACCATTTCTGGCTCGGGATCGTATATTCACAGGAGAAACAAAATCCTCCTTTATGCTCTTCATCACTATCCAAGCCATACACCATAAGGTTATTGCCTGAACGATCCCTTCCCTTGCTTACACAACGAGGGCAAGCCTGATGCCCTTCTCTTGATAAATCAACTTCTACGCCATACTTCTTAATGATGAAGCCCATTACTACTCCTTACTTATTAAAATCCCTCATTATCGTACATAACGTTTTCAATAGCATCTTCACGAAGCTTACATTGAAGTTCACGCATAAGTTCTTCCTTGGTCACAGTACCAGCCCAAGGCTTGCCGTTCTGACTCAGAGAGATAATATCGATAAAGAAACCACCCTGATAATCCCAATCGCTGTCTACACAATAAGGATCTGGTGCATTATATTCACAAGCCACTTCAACTTGAATTCTCTCGCCCAGGTCAGTTTTATAATCAAAATCATAAGTTACGTACATTAAAGCCCCTTAAAAATCTCACGACGAATATCATTCATCTTAGTTATGTTATAATGCTTGCGAACGTGTTCCGCTAAGCCTGCGCCAATTTCTGCTGCAAAGTCTGGTGAAGTGTATAACTTAGAAGTCATATCTTCCCACTGAATATGATCATTAGCATACAGCAGATAATCGGAAAGTGATTCATCCTCGTAGCAATCCACGGAAGTGCAGATGATAGGCAAACCCTTAGCGCCAGCCTCAAGAATTTTGAGGTTGCTTTTAGACCTGTTGAAGTTTGTATCTTCGAGAGGAGCTAATGCTGCTGAGTGACCGTCATAGGACTTCATATAGGAATCAAGAGTACGATGGTGCTCATACTTCGCGTAAGGTAGGATACTCTGTGAGATATCCATCCACTCCCGCTTAGAAATAGGCTCTGATGCGTCTGTCTTGTATCCACACACAGTTAACCTGTCACCTAAATCTGGGAGTTCTCTTAAGTCATTTTTGTGTGTCTCACTACCTGCCCATACGAAGAATGATTTCGAGGTTTTATCAGTAGAGAGTGTAAACCCTTTTTCATCAAAAGGCAAGCCATTTGGTACAACAAACACATTTTTATTATACTGAGAAAACTCTTCTGCTAGTCGAGCAGTAGTTGTCAACACAGCATCGCTGTTTTGCATACACCAGATCAGCTCATTCTTAACTCCTGACTCAAATACATTCCACAGAACGTGGTCAATAGGTAACTCCATAGAGTCATCTAGATCCATAACTATCTTGAATCCAGCTTGACGAAGCTTATTGATTCCTTCCCTGCCGTGAGTAGGCAAGCCGTTAAAGATGTAAATATCTGATTTAGCGGTGAAGTTATCACCCGTCAGATAAGGAAGGTAAATTCGATGATAATCGCAAATACTTTGGTCAGCACCGCCGCGATCATCTACTAAAATCTTTGCCATAGGTTCCTCTTGTGAAGGGCCGAAGCCCTTATTTTAAACTCTCATATACCTGACGTCTTAGCTCATTAGCATCGTCCAGGTTGTAATGTAATCGAACGTGTTCGGCTAGTGCTAATCCTCTGTCTTCACAGTAGGCAGGATTTTTAATGTACCGATTCAATTCCTGTTCCCACTCCCACGTTTTGCTTGCGTAATCTACGAAAGGTTCATCGATAGGATTAAAATAGGGTAAAACTTTGGAACAGATAATTGGTATCCCTTTTGCACCAGCTTCTAAGATCTTCAAGTTCGACTTGCACCGATTAAACTCGTTATCGATAAGAGGAGCTATCGCCAGGCGATGTGTATCGTACACCTGCATATAGTTCTTAATGTCAGCTACAGCAGGCACAAGATTAACACCTTCAAAGGTATTCTTGATCTTCAACCACTCCTGAGCAGACATTTCCTTATGAGTTCCCTTAGCAACCTTATCGATATTTTCATAACCTGCCAAAGTAAGCAAGCTATAATCTTCCATTGCCCAAGTAACTACTTGTAGGTCGTCAGCGTGGGAAGCTCCACCCGCCCATACAACAGGTGTGCCAGAAGATTTATCGGTGCTGAGTGTAAACTGACTCTTATCAAAAGGCAAAGCATTTCTGATAACAACAATGTTACGATGATAAGGTCTCAACTTAGCCGCTAGAAGCTCTGTAGTGACCGTCACAACGTCTGCGTAGCTAAGGAATGCAATCGCCTGTTCTTCAAAGTTATGCGCTCTGAATGTCTCATAGAGGTAATGAGAAGGGTCTAACTCAAAGAAGTCATCCCAATCCACGATAATCTTAACACCATCTGCTTTCATTCGTTTCAACATAGCAATACCACCACCGAACATACGGTTGAATACGAGGATGTTTGCTTGAGGGCTAAACACTGCTTCGTTATCATATAGAGGCATTGTCACACGATGATAATCACAGCTACTGTTTGGTTTCAAATCTAGGAGAAGATCAAATTCCTTGGGCTTCTTCGTAAGACCAATATGTTTTTCCATTTCTCACGTCCTCCAGAGATTGATTGTATTCCTGAATGTTCTGCGATACACCTTCTTCCTTTGCTTCCTTTGTCATATTAACGAACGGGCTTGGATTGTTACCGAAAACATCGTCAGGATGAATATAAGCCATTACACGAACGGGACAAGGGAACCCAAAAATACCTTGATTCAGCTTATTAGACCGTTGAAGCTCTTGGATACGGAATGCGTACTCAGTGTCTTCAAATCCATAAGCATTGGTAAATCTACGGTAGTATCCTGCTGTTTCGATTAGCTTACGTGAATACAAAGCAAACTGGACTAAGCATTGACCAAAAGCAAGAATCTCTCCACCATTACCACACACGATAGGATCTTTAAAATACTCCGGCATACCGAAGAAATCCCATCCCTCTTTAGCTTGGTTAACAAAGTAATCTTGCCAGCCCTGCATCACAGGTCTAACGTCATCATCAAAGATAAACCAATAGTCACAACCCTGATCGTAGAAACTTTTCATCAAATAGTTTCTGCCGAAGGATGCACCTTTTCGTTCTGTGTCTTCGAACACTTCAAACACATCCCCCTCTCGAAGGAGATAATCTGGGATTGGCCTTTTGCCAACAGTAATAACCCCAATACCAATTTTACTCATTAAACTCTCCTGGTGTATATATTTTAGAGAAGTCTTGGCAATGCATAAGGTGGCTGATAGCACGTTGAGGATCTTCTGCACCTAAACGGTATAAGTGAAATATATAGATCCCTCTGGCAATACCTAACCGCTTACCTGCCTTTTTCAACTTCTCGGACAGGATGATATCAAACTGAATAGATTTCTCTTCAATCTGAAACTCTTCCCATAATGATTTTCTGAACAGTAAGAACATACCTGCTAGCACTTGAACTTTCGGTACTTCCTCCAGGGTTAATCCGTGCTCTTGATATGCCTGGGCAGCGCGATCCATATGGAATAAAATATCTGGGTTTTCACTTCTTCTGCGGTCGAACAGTTGATACGTCCCACCTAAGCGATTCGTTGCACATCCAATGAGGTCGTAGTCAGGATCAGATGCGACAATCTCTTCAATCCAAGCTCCTTGTTGAGGTAACAGAAACATTGTATCTGTATCTCGCAGGCAGATCCAAGAGTCATCAGTAAGGCTTTTAATCGTTTCGTTAATTGCTTTGCCGATATCCCCTGTGTGATAGGGAGTGATGTGATAAATACTGATAAGTTCCTCCTGTGAGAATGTGGAGGATTACCCTCCACTTCTTAATACTAACACCGAATGGTGCTTATGTGAAATAGATTTTACCTATTAATCTTAGGTTCGAGACTTAAGCTCAGTTAGGACATTGATTAATAACATCCTTTCATCTTCAAGAGAAGCGCCTAACTCTCTGACATTATCTGTAGCCACGTCACGCAGCTTGATCAGCTTGTCAGTTGAGATATCACTCAGGTCATCCCAACGGCTTACTACTTTACCATCCTTCATTTTCAACAGCCCCCGCTACTTTCATTGCACATTCTTTACACAGCCCTTGAGACTGATTCTTCTCGAAGCTCAGGAAAGGATCGTAAGGCTTCTTTCTGCTGTCGTGGATCGTATCTTTCAGGCAATTTACACACAGATACTTTTTCACTGTAAACTTTTCAACCTTTTGTTTCTTGTTGAAGTCAACCTTGATTACGTCACCCATTAGTGTACCTCCCGATAGATGGCTGGCTGAGCAGCGGTAATACCCGTATGTAGGGCTTCTTTGTTTTCTGTGTAGAGTTTCCAGTACTCCATACATACTGACAGAGATAGCATAACATATTCATCCCGTTCGATGTATTCAATCTTCCACAGAATGTCTTCATCTTCCAGTTTTAACCCGAACACTGGTAGCATACGCTCCAAGTTACAGCGAGATTGGAACACTTCTTCTTCTGTCATCCCATTAACTAGCACGTTTGCCACTACAGAGGTATCAAGTAATTCCATTATTTATCTCCTATTTGTAAAACTGATGTTCTTTGTATCTGTACACCATCACCATATCACGTTGCCAATGGGTACGTACAGTTCTTTTCTTGAAATATGTTGCCCCTTTAGTAGGGTCAGCGGCTTTTCTTACCTCTGGAAAGTTTGCATCAAGATACAAAAGCTTTTTTGCTAACGTTCTTGCGTCTTCCCAGCTCTCTTTGTCATACGCACGGAAAGATCCGGCTTGAGTATAAGAGAATTGCCCTCTTTGAAACAACACACCTTTAACACTATCTGGGAAAGTAGCATTGTCAGTTCTGTTTATCACAACATTACCGACTGCATTCATTCCTTTTTTACCTTGGCTTCTACTTTCAGCATACATTGCACAAGCTAACATATCTACTTTATTGTCATTTCTTGTACATTTATGTGATACAGAAGCTTTTGCATCAACACCTGGAGATACTACAGCAAGAGTTAATGCAAGTAAAGGCGCTACTAGCATTTTTTTCTCTCCTTTCAGGGGGTTTAACAATCTAGCCTCCTATATTTCGAGAGTGCATTCTAACACTAACGACTACATAAAGCAAAGGGGCCGAAGCCCCTCTTTAATTCTTATTCAAACCAATCTTCTGAGGCACCGAAGGCGGTGAATGCATCCAGAATGCTACCATTCTTGCCTGCACCGACACCTACGAGATCCCAGCCACCTGCGTCTGAACGTTTCAGAGAGGCTACGTGGATGATACTGCGTCCAGCGTGTTCTTTCTCCAGGAAGTTGAAGTCCAGTACGGTTTCGTTGGTCTCCATATTCACCAGTTCCAGCAGACCAGAGGTTGCGTTACCGAAGGTCAGGGTGTCTGAATCATCATCGATGGTCAGAACAAATGGGATCTCAGTAACATCTTCTGGCAGGGTTTCCAGGTTGATATCAATGGTCTCAAAGTCGCCAGTACCGTCACGAACATCACCGCCGTAGAACACTGAACGGCTCGGGTCAAAGCCATTCGTAGGGGCATAGAACACGATGTGTCGAACATCAATAACTTCTGGATAACCTTTTGCATCAGTACGGCACAGCAGGGCTGAACAGTCCAGATCCAGCTTCACATCAGAAGTCCAGTTAAAGCGCATCAGAATCTTTTTCAGCAGCGGAGCTACTTTGCGCAGTGATACTTTTTCAGAGTTACCTTTTTTCAGTGATACCTTAGCCATTCTATGTTCTCCTTATCTATTAATGTTTGTTTAATTACTTAGCTACAGACTGTACGTTGTGTGCATCGCACCAATCTTTGAACTTACCTTTGAGAAGTTCATCATACAGTTGTTCGTCTGGTAAGTCAAGACTTTCTACCGAAATAAAGTCAACATTCGGGAAGTCTTTAGCCAGACCTTTCAGGCTACGGAAGCTGCTGCTACCCACACCCACCATAAACCAGAACACCGGAGTGTTAATATTGCGTGAAAGCAGGCTACGAACGGTGGAGTCGTCAGTGTTCTCGCCGTCAGTCTGGAACAACACCATTGCTGGCATCATATTCTCAGGATCTTCGTAAATAGTCTGAGTTGTGCTGATAGTGACAGTTTCAGTTTTACCCAGAAGCTTACCGAAGAAACCACCTTTAGGGCGAACTTCTTGTGAATGACTTACTTCATTACGACTTACTTTACCGAAGTATGAACCGTAAATGTCATTCATTACTGGTGCATATGCAGTGCCGCCAGAGATTGAAATACCGCCCATACAGTTGCCAACATAATCAGCGTAAACATCAGCGGTTGCTGGTGGAAGCTCACGGAAACCGTGGTCAAATGCCCACATATCAATCTCTTCGTTATCATCAAACAGCACACCAAAAGGTAGCAGTTTACCAACAAACTCACTCATAACACCACTACGATACAGACTTTGCATACTGCCGGAAATATCCAAGGCACTTGCTACACGCAACATCAGACGATCACCTAAACCTGCTTTTTTCAGGGACACTTTCAGTGTTTCGCTACGTTTCTTAAGGGATACTTTTGCCATTCTTATTTCTCCTTCTTTGTGGTTAGTGGGGTAAGCTTAACTCACCCCGTTCTCTGTGTCAACCGTTATTTTCAAGTAACTGTGTATCTAACTTCAAACCTAAGTGTTCCGCACCGATTCTTTTTGTCATTGCTGCTAAGGTAGATTCTACCTCAATTTTAGCGTTAGTTACAAGACTTTCCATACTTTCCTCGAAGCATCCAACTGCGAAAGTAGTGTCTGACTTGAATCGACCAAGAGATTGTTGCATAAGTCCTCTCAGTTCGTCAAGATCTTTTTTGCCAGCTTTACCTTTCAGGATCAGTTGTTCGATCTGCTCCAACACTTTCTCACCGCGTTCCAGCGTTTCTGCTAGTTTGCGATCATACTCACGTTTAGCTTTGTGTTTCGCAGTATCTTGCTTGCCAATCCCAGGCAATACCTTAAGATCCCCATCACGGAAGTACTTAAAGGTTACAGGAGTAGGACTGCCCATACTTGAGCTAACCATACGTGCCCACTGAGAGTGAGTCAGTTCTACTTCCAGAATGCGTCCACGCTCGTGATACCAAGTACTGTTGAGGTGACGATCTTCTTCTGCCAGGCAGAAGGTGAGACATACGCGCTCATTGTGAATCAGATCACTACCAAACATCTTAACCTGACCACCGGAAGGGTGAGTTACCCGCACCAGCCCGTAGGCTGGATGCGTGATAGAGTAGTTTTCAGCCGTACCCTCGATTACCGGATCAACATCATTGCGCATCTCGTACCTCGTACTCTACGTGAAAGATCAGTTCTCCCAATGGTAAAATATCGTTAGGCAGAGTTGTTAACTTATCTCGACACTCCAGCAGAGTTTCAACAATATTAACACGCATACCATCGTTATCGGCTGGTAGTGAGTCTAAAGCCTTCAACACCATAACACCGATTGGGTAGATCAGGTCAGGCTCTACTGAGTATTGAAGAGCATACAGCTCTGTGCCTTCAACCTTACTAATCTTAATGGATTCCATATTAAACTCCTTTATTGGTTAAGCCAGTGCGGATTGTCTGAACAAGGCTATCTTCCAGTTCACCCACACGAGTGATGTATTGTACACGTTCTTGACGCGCATTGTTATTAATTTCGTTAATCGCTTCCAGATCCTTAAGAAGTGTAGCCTGCTCACGTTCTAAGGTCTCAATGCTTACCACCTGACGATTAGCCAAACGTGCAGCTTCTACGCGGTTTGCAGACGCCAGTTCACCACCTAATGCGATAGCATTATTGAACTCGTCAATCGTGCTGTTAAGCGCTTCTGCGGCTTTCTTCTGACGCATACTGTGTACATATGCAGAGAATGCTGCGGTGTAAGCTGGAATAACGTTAGTGAGAACGTTGTTACTTGCACGGATAAGCTGACGACCAACTTCTTCCATACCTTTAACACGTTGACCAAACTGAACCATCAACAGGCGAAGTGCCGCCAAGTCATTGATACGGGTTTCAATCAGATCCATCGTACCACGTTTCTCTTCTCGTGCCTCTACCTCTTCTTCTGGGATACTGTCGAATGTCGCCTGCTCACGCTCTAAGTTTGCAGAGAGAAGTTCGATATCACGGTTCAGTGCCAGGGCATAATGTCCAGCCTGCTCACGCAGTTGCTTAAGCTGATGCTGACCATCTTTCTCACGCTTAAGATCCTCAGTCAGTTCGCCCACTAGAACGTTGATTCGACCATCAATAGTATCAAACTGCTCAAAGATATCTTCCTTGATGCCCAGAATGCGTTTCCAGATCTTCTTGATCCCTTTCGAGTTTTTCATACTGTTAGGATCAAGTTGCTTTGTTTCTTTGACCAAAGCATTAAGACGGTTTGACAGTTCATCACCATTGTTTGCACGTTGGTGTTTCAGTACCTGTGAAGCTACAGCCTTGATCTGCTGACCTGCTGCTGCACCTGTACCTTGAATATCTTCCTCTGTCATAACAGCCGGAAGAGTTGTTTGCTTAGCCGACACTGCCGGAGCGAACACCGGACTACCGACCAGAGGATTATTCAGTGCTGATTTTACTTCCTTTTCTTGTGTAGCCATAGGGCTGCGTGAACGGGAAGATTGTGTTGCTCTCAGAAATGGGCTAGTCATATTCGTCTCCTCTAATTAAAAGTTATACTCACCAGATACAACGTTACGCCGTGTACCTTTAATAAACTCTACCACATCTCCGCTTTGGAAGTAAAGAGAAGACTCGAAGTTTGGTGATTTAACCAGGATTTTCTCCAAGCTGTCTGCTTTAATACGAACTGAAACTTGTTCAATAACATCATCATCGGCTTCACCCTTCTGTTTCAGCAGAAGAAGAACATAATCTGGAATCAACATCATTGTCAAAGGATTTTTCACTTTGTATTTGCTACCGTCCGTGTAACTGATCTCCAGAGTTGGTACAGTCTTGGCTGTTTTCTTTGGCCCTTTCTTGCGGGAAGTCTTAACTTTACCCTCAAGATTTCGCTCAGCAATAACTCGCTTGCCAACCATATCCCACGCAAAATCAAAAGTATTGCCGGATTTATCGTAACCGTTGTAGCCAGGGATATATTTATACTTCTTGCCATCAGTCCACACACGTAATGGCATACCCATAAACTTACGGGATTCCTCTACCATAGTAGCCCAAGCTGGTGCGCCTTTAAACATATCTTCTTTCATATTAATTCTCCTCTCTGTAAGGTGATTGCCCAAGTATTTGACAGATTGTAACCCACTTTTCCCAAGTATACAACCAAACTTTTCCCATAGACTCTTCTTTTTTACCTTTCATAAAGGTATCAGCCATAACGGAGTTTGGCTTGTAGTGTGCAGGTTTTCTGTGATAGCCCCTGAGCATTTTAACGCTACGATCACTTTCACGATAAGCACATACAAACTTATACTGGACTTTCACGGCACGTTTAGATGCAGACTTAGCTACTGCACCAAGTTCCTCTGCAATGGCTTTCCAAGGTGCGCTATGATCAGATACACCGCGCTGGCAGAAGTCGATAGCGTGAGCAATCTCGTGCCACATAGTATCAATTATCGCTTCGTCCTGACTATTCTTATGTAAGAATCTATTGATAGCCACAATACGTTCTCTGTGATTGCACCAACCAAAGCTATTATTTCTCCTTTCACGAACACACGCTTTATACCCAAAGCGCTTCATCATCGCGTGATAGTCGGGGAAGTTATCTTTTAACTCAGTCATAACTCCTGCCCACAACATCATTATATCTTGAATAGTCTTCATACTTCCTCCGATTTCTCTTAACAAGAGAGATCTTACGATCCCTCTGAGTAAAAGTCAATCTACCTCTTGCACTAATACCTTTCCTGCTTCGATAGCTGCCTTATAACAGTACTGAGTAGCAGAAGTGGATACGCCTTGGAACGTGTAACTCTCGTCTACCGTTCCTTTATGCTCAATACTTTGCAGTAAGAAGATATTGGCATTTTCGAGTAAAACCATATCGTCAAACATTGCACCTAAGAGGCGATACTTCTTTCCTACTTTCATCCTTGTCTCCTATTAACGACGACGGAAGCTACTTGAACGGCTGCTGCTTGAGCTACGAGACGAGAAGCTAGAAGAGCTACGGCTCGGTTTGCTGTAAGAGCGTGAACTTGAGCTAGATGAACTGCTAAAGGTGCTCGGTGCGCTCTTATAAGTGCTGCTTGACTTACCGCCACCAAACCAACCGCGAGTAGTAGTGGTGCGTGTTGTCGTAGTTGCAGCAGGACGGCTGTAAGAACTGCTGCCATTGCTATAAGAACTACCGCCGCGATAGTTACTGCCGTTGCTATAGCTGCTGCTATTGTTGTGATTGTTAATCACAGTAGTGTTATTGCCACCACGACCTGCATTAGACAGAAGATGACCAGTAAGTGCGCCAGCCATAAAAGTACCGACACCGCTATCGTGATGACCGCCACCCGCAACAACTACAGTAGAAGGCTGTTGCTGAACCACAACTGGATTATCTGCATAGCCGTCTCCGTCATAATCGTATTGCTGCTGCTGGGGAGCAGGGACAACTACGGTACGGGTACGATGATCGTCACAACCTGTAAGTGCTACGGTTGCCAGAAGAACAGTTGCTGCCAGAGTGATGATTGACTTTTTCATAATTTATCCTCGCTTTAAGTTATTTAGATTGTATTACTTCACACTTGCCAAAACAATGAGACTCACCTTTATTTGTGAACTCAATCTTACCACCGTTCAGAGCACAAATCAACACCGTTGCAATAATAATCCATCCGATTGTTGATGCTACAAAGTCTATGACTGCAAAGACATATCCGAACCACTTCATACTACACCTCCGCTACAGGTACGTCAACAAATACTTCAACATCTTTTTCTTCATCCCAGAACATCAAACCGTTATCTGTTTCTGCGGTACTACAAGAAGAAGTCCAATACTCGTGTAAGTGGATCTCCAAGATAAGCGTATCGTCTGCGTTGGTGACTAACTTATGGTAGCTTACGCGCTTTCTGACTTCACACTCGCCTTCACCGTCTCCATCACAAGCCACAATACCGGACGGGATGTATAGGTTATCTACGGTAGATGCAACAATCTTGATGCCAGGATGAGCAGCCTTCAAGCCTGTTATTGCATCGGACAAATGACGACAGAATAGATAGTTTTCTAGGAAATCTTCGTTAGAGTACACCATTACTTTTCTCCTTGTGGAATGCAATCACTGAATTCAATAACATATCCGTGCTTCTGACCGTCTCGGTTCTCTGCTTGCATAGCAAACTTAGCTATTTCAGTTTGACACGTTTGATAGGACAGGTCAGGAACAACTACCTGATTCCAACCACCGTTACTGTTATAAAGCATACTCGTTATCAGCACTAAAGTAAACATATTATCTCCCCTCTCTTATTGATAATGCCATTAGCGCGATTGCTGCCGATGGCAGGAATATAAACACTGTACAGCATAGAAATAAAATAATCAAGCTCTTGTCCTATAAAAGTTTTTTGATAATTGACACTATGAAACATATTGCCAACACCGGAAGAACCAAGAGTACGATACATAAGGTAAACATTGCAAACATTATTTTCTCCTTTAACGAAAAAGCCTCCCGAAGGAGGCTCTATTCTTATTCAGTTGCTTCTTCTAAAGCTTCTTTCTTGTTGAGTACGTGGCTGTGATAAACCGCTGCACCCAAGAAAGCTACGCCAATCAGACCAGTTACCACTTCTGGAACTTCAATCAGGAAGTTCAGGAGCATAATCACTGCCAGGCAGAGGATAGCGAAGAAAGCACCATTCTCCATATAGCGGTATTCGCCCATCTGACCAGACTCAAGTACGTGCAGAGTCATTGAACGTACAAACAGCGCACCAATACCCAGACCAATCATAATCACCAAGAAGTACTGTGTGATAGCGAATGCTGCAATTAATCCGTCAAACGACATAGACGCATCCAGAATCTCAAGGTAGATGAAACCTGCCAGACCTGCTTTAACTACCGCACCAGTTGCTGCTGCCATTGCTTCGTCTTTTGCTTCAAGCCACTCAGACAGGAAGTGAATGCCTAAGAACAGAATCACACCAACCGCACCAGAAGCTAAGAAAGCTACACGTTCTGCCTGATCCGCACCAAAGCTTGCTACAATCAGTGCCAGAAGAGTAATACCAACCTGCGCCGTAATACCGCCACCAATCTTAGCTAGTGGCTTTTCAATCCAAGACAGCCAATGTGTTTCTTTTTCATCATCCAGGAAGAAGCCCAGAGCAACCATTAACAGGAACGCACCACCAAAACTCGCTACCAGATGATGACTAGACTGTAGAACATCTGCATACTGTTTAGGGTCATTAAAGCCTAACCATACTGCGTGCCACGGGGTCATTTCACCCAAGCCCGCTACAATCAGAATCGGAAGTACTAATCGCATACCGAACACAGCAATCAACATACCCCAGGTGAGAAAACGTTTCTTCCACACTTCGTCCATATCTGCCAGTTTCTTAGCGTTAAGTACTGCGTTATCTGCTGAGAGAGAAACCTCAAGGACAGACAGAATAATCACCGCCAGTAAACCTTCAATCATTCCTGCTACAGTACCAGTTTCAGCGAAACCGATATAACCGCCAAGTGCAATACCGATACCCCAGAGAATTGTAGGGATTTTGTAGTACTTCATAAATGTGTTCATATTGTCTCTCCTTTATTAAACTAGCAACCTATTTGCTAGCTATCTCGTCTTGATGTGATACATCTTACCAGAATCTTTTTACTCGTCAACCTTTATTTTCAATCTTTATCAAAGTTTTCTACTTGAGACTTTGGCAGACATTGGGAGGTAACGTTATTACCCCCATCAAACACCCAGCACATTACGCCGTGAGTTTTGTCTTTGATGATCAGAACATCCGCTTGAGTGAAGCCGCCGTTGTAAACCTTTTCTTGCTTGATATCTGCTGCGTGAGCGATAGCCGCCAATCCACACAGAAAAACAAAAATAACAATTTTAAACATAACCTTCATAGAATACCCTCCAAAAAGAGGACGACGAATAGAAACACAATAACAATAATCACCATACGCCGTCCCTCGTAGTTACAGAACTTCCATTTTGTAGAAGTTGAAGTTGTCATTACCCTTGTCTTCAAAGTAAAGACGCAGAATACCTTTGTTGTTAGCACAATCTACATCGTAGAAGCCTTCACCAACATTGATACACTTCATCGCCTGGGCTGTAAAGCCTTCATTCAGGATCTTATTCAGGGCATCAATCGTATCTTCGTGCGTAACACCTTCTTGCCCTTGGTAGAAATAGGCAATGTTATCTTCACGAATAAGACTCAGGATAGTTTTTCCACCGACAGTGAAGTGACCAGCATAGTCAAACTTGATCTTTCTGTCACCCACTTCTACCATCAGTTGATAGTCTGCATTATCTACTAGCTGTTCCATATTTTCTCCTTGTCTTTGTTAGTGAGAGAAGGATATCACACCCTCTCTATATGTCAATCACTTTTTCTTAAAAATACTACGTGCGATTACAAGCAGTACGGCAACACAAATTACATTTGCCCAGCCAAGTTCTAGGACGTGCCAGTTAAACTGCGCTGCGATATGGTCATAAGCCCAAATCAGAACAAAGCTCGGGATCAGCATAATGCAAAACGAGATTGCGATAAAGAATAAAAACACTAGGACAGTAAAGATAGCTTCCATTTTAACTCCTTAAGTAGTTGCGGGGATGGTGAACTCACCAATAACTTGACCAGTTGGTGTATCTTTAAACAGAGGGCTGGTGAACAGCTTAAGCTGATCTTCTTTCCAATTAGATACATCTACTGCTTTCAGGAAATCTTCTAGGGTGATTACACCCTCTTGAGCGGAATCCCCTACATAAAATCCTGTCTGACTTTTACCATCACTAACAAGAACAGTTACATCATCATACGGGAACTTTGATACTATAAACTTAGTACTCACTTATAACTCCTTAAATTTTCCATTGCTTCTTTAGTCAGGGAGTATACCACGATTCTGTTCTCTGTCAAGCAGAGAGTTTCCTTGATCATAGCTTCAACGATACTCCACCTAGCCCCTGCAAGGCCACATCCAATAGCCGGTAAGCCTATAATCAAGTCTTCTGCGCCCCAATCTATAAGCTTAAAGGCCATCGCTTGAAGAGAGTTAAACATAGCATCATAGTCCAGATCACGCAAGCCCAATTGACGCTTAGTGAATCCGTATTGCCCGTAAAGATTGAAAACATCTGGGCAGTTGTAGCCCAGGATATCAAAATCTTCTGGCTCTGCAATACCAACACTGAAACTTCCTAGCTTCTGCTTATCTCCTCGCACAGTCTCTAGATCTGCTTCCTGTGCATAAGGGAATGCCTTAACGATCTGAGGTGCAATACCTGACTTCATTGTGTTCATACAGTTTGCACAATGAGCAATCACTTGAACGTTGTTCTTTTTACCTTCGTCGATAAGGTTTCCAACTAAGTACTCAATCATACCAGCCCGTCCTGTTGTCTAAGAAACGTTCGTAGGGAAGGATTGATCGATAAATACTGAATCCTTTTACACGTCTACGAATATTGAAGTCCAGTTTGTGCTTGCTGGGGCCATTCCCCAGCATAACACGTAGTGAAAATTTATTCATCGGACGAAACTCTGTAGCTCTTACTTGCATACTATCCTCCCACACCTACCGTAATAGGCCCATAATGAATACCAATCCACATAAGCACAACACCGAGGAGCATCGGCAGTAGGAAGAAGTACCCTACCTGCTGTAGTTTACTCACGAAGTATGTCACGAATGCAGACCATAAGAATATCACCAAGCCTGCTAGCACTATGATGATTTCACCGAACACAGCCATTATTTACCTGCCCATTTAGCACACTTTTCATCGATAGTTTCTTCCAGGATAATTGAAAGAATATTAGCCAGGGACTTATCATCCAGTGTGGAGTAAGCTGGTTGTGTTTTTAGGTACTGGAACGCCAGATCTACGGCACAGATAATCACATCCGAACACTCTCCGAGCAGTCCTTCCTTTTGCTTCTGAGGGTTAAGCAGCCAATCGGCTACTTCCCCAGATTCAGAGTTTAAGTAAAGGGCGATATCTTTCAGTGAGCGTCCATCTTCTTTCTCAACGCTTGTTTGAATGATTGAAGAGATATCCAACCGAGTATGAATACTTGTATCAGAGGAAATGCCCTCGAATAATTCCATTAAGCCTCCCAGATAAATTTAGTGGCTGACATACTTACTTTGTTGCCTTCGATTTCCCAACAAGACACTGCACGGTTAACAAAGATACGATCAGTAGGTGTTAACAGTTCAATCTCAATTACGCCATCAAGCTTGGTAGTCTTAACCGTCTCAAATCCTTCGCCAGAAGCTACGGGCTGAGTTACAAATACAGTATCGAGTCCGACTAGGGCTACAGTAATGACGTTCGTCAGTTCGTATTGAGCGCCGTTCTCGTAGGTGATCAGAATATCTGTCTTCTTACGTACAGGTGGTTTCTGCTTAGGACGACGAACCTGTTTAGCTTTCTTCGCATAGTGAACACGAGCAAAGGTAGGGATATGCTTACCTTCTGGGCTGGTAGATGGGCTTGGAATAAAGCGACTAGACTTGGCACCGCCGATATAATGTTCATCAGTCAGAACGTAGAATAGGCCATCAGAGGCACTAATTACGGTATATTCCTTTCCCTCAGTGAGCCATTTTTCCATACCTTTCACGTCTGTAGCAATGACTTTCTTGTTAACAAAAGCTTGGTTATTCATCTTTTTTCTCCCATCGTTTATTGTAGATATCTTGAATCTGGTTATGATAGGACATATGACCTTCAATGTCAATGCTAGATCCTGTGTTTTTACAACTATCCAGAAGCATCTTATAAATCCCTAACACTTGAAAACCTCCAATAAGAAGGAATTCTTCGTGCTTGAAATTAGGATTCTCTAATAGCTCTGCATAGTTTTTGCCGATCATACGAATAATGCAACCAATATCTTGATGCATCCACCGTAGGTACTGCTCGTGCATTCTCACCGCCTAAAGGGGCCGAAGCCCCTTGTTGTATTAGAAACGTAGCTCTAGCATTTTGCTGTTTATAATAGTTCGAGTTGGAGTGTAATACATCCAGCTACCGTCTACAAAAACATCTTGATAGATCTCTTCCGTGCCTTTTGGTGAATCCATAATAACCGAACGTACCAATGATGCATCGATTTTATGCATCACACGCTGAGTGATACCTTTTTCGATAGTCTTGCTCGTGATTACCGTCAGATCTCCACCAATAACACTCACATTCTTGACGTTACGGAAGGTGAATGACTGACCATTCTTGTAACGAAGCTGTGCTGTAGTGGTAGTTTTCTTTGGTGGTGTCTTGCGCTTGCGACGAACACGAGGTACGCGAGGCTTTTCTTCCACAAGTTCAAACTCCCATACAAAGCCTTTCAAAGGTACTGTAACTTTGCTATTAGTTTCATCAATAACGATGAACGTTGCTGCGTCCAATACTTTGTTCCAGTCACCTTTACCAACAACCGGATACAATGCATCTTCTTTGAACCATTTAGTCTCAGTGCTTGAAATACATTTTAAATGCTGCATATTTTTCTCCTTATTTAGTTGGCAGAATACGTTTGGCAATCTGAGCGGCTACTGCACCGTCAAACTCGCCTTTATGTTCAGTACGCAGGAAGTTCATAAAGTCACCAAACTTCTTCCCTTCGGCATTAAATTCTTCTGCCATTTCTTCCAGTTCTTCGACAGTAAACTGAACTGGAGGCTCCGGCAAGTAGTTGTCCAGCAGGATAAGATCACGCTCTGCACGAGCAACATCTTTAGCTAGTCCCAACTTCTTGAACTCTTCAATGCTGGCATTCACCTTAGTGACATATGACTGAATCACATCGATAACAACGTCATTCTCGTCACGAGTCAGGATTTTCTTCAACGCTTTTGCCACATCGTATTCACCAATCACCAGTGTCAGGGTTGCAAACTTATCGTGATCTTTATCGGCACGAGCACAGATGCGGTCAGCTTTCAGGATAGACAAGATAGATTTCATAATTATTCCTCTTTTGTTTGTGTAGGAGCATCTTATGACACTCCTCTCTTTACGTCAACCTTTCTTTTTGAGAGAGGCTAAAATCTTTTCTACTTCGTGTTCTGCCCAAGTGAAACCTTTTTCAGACAACCATTTAACGGCTTTCTGAATAGCCTCTTGGGTATGGGGATCGTGAAGCTCTTTCTCTGCCCAAGCAATCAATGCACTCTTATCCATTATCGTGCTCCTACAGGATATACCATATTAGGCTTACCCGTATACTTGTCAAAGAGGGTAGGGGCTACTACTTCTTCCACATACCGTACCCCAAAGAGAGTAAACACACGTTTACCCTGCAAACGAGCCGGAAGAGGGTCTTCATTCTGGCAGGCAGTCCACTGGATACCTTCGCTAGCGGCTTTAACCAGTAGTTGAAACGCTACAGCGGGTAAATAAATCTCCCGCATCTCTGTATTACCAGTACTAACGTACATTTAAACCTCCACATCTGACATTAATGATTTGATTTGAGACTTAACCAGAGAGTTAAACTCAGTATCTACCTTGGAATCAGCGCTTTCGCGCTGCATATCTAGGATTTCTTGTACTGTATCGTTCCACTGTAGCACTTTAATGGCTCGTGTCACAGCAACATACAGTAAATTACGCTCTGCATCCTCTAAGCCCACCCACTGACCTTCTTTATTGTAGTTGGAAGGGAAGTCATTAGCCAAGATCACCTGATCAAACTCCAATCCTTTACACTTATGACCAGTAACAAAGGTAACGTGAGCGTTTTTAGACGGACGATAGTTACGCAATGTCTGTGCAATCATTCCTGCCTTACCAGAAACGATGATATTCAGCAGGCGTTTTGCATCAGGGTCTGATTCTGCACCCTCAACAAAGTCTTCCCAGCTTGTATAAGGCAGAATACTTTCGTGTTTCACCTTATTAATCTCGCCACGACGAAGCGCATTCACACTATCCACCATAGAAACGAAGTCTCTGGTGTCTACGTGCATATTAACCTCTACTCCGTCAGCGATTTTGTCCATTGCTGCCAGTAGCATAGACATATTCTTACGGAAAATCATTGTATAGGGCTTACTGGTATCCACAAAAGAGCTATACCCACTACCCACTTCGGTATTAAAGCCTTTACCTTCCACCTCTACATTACCAGTAGCAGTAGTCTTTAATACGTCTTCTGCCAGTTTACCTACACGAGGGCCAAAGCGGAATGATGCCGACAGATGTAGTTCTGCACCCATAGTAGATGTTTCAGTCATCATATTCGTGCTACCTCGGAACTGATAGATACTCTGGAACTCGTCGCCTACGACAACGATACGCTTTGCACTCTTCGCATTTTTAAGGATGGAAAGGAATGCTGCGTTAACGTCTTGGAACTCGTCTCCAAAGATAATGTCGTATCCAAGATCCCGACCAGAAAGCTGATACAACTTAACGTAGGTATCGTGGGTCATCATCACATTAGAAGTAGAATCAGTACGTTCCCGCCATAACTGCTTAGCATAACGAATAACGTCTGTCACGAATTGAGGAATATTCACTCCTTTCTTCTTAAAATCTTCAACGTATGCGCCAGGGAAGTGATCTCGGGTAATGTGTTCTGCATCAGAGAACTCATACTTACCCAACGTCTGCTTAACCAGCAGGCCCAACATAGCCTCAGTGATCATCACCTTACCACGTTTATCTGCCCAAGGCTTTATTTTGAAACGCTTAGCGATCTCGCTACCAGTACCGGCAACGTTCACATACTTACCTTCTGGACGTGTCAGCTTATGACGCATCTCCACAGGAAGCTCTTGATAACAAACAGAGTGAAGAGTACGACACTGCACGTTATAAGGCATTTTCTTCTTCGCTTCTTCTGCCATTGTCTTGTTAAAAGCCAAGTACAGAATACTATCGGATGTGGTGCTAGCCAGCAGTTTCAGAGTAGAGGTTTTGCCTGTACCTGCTCGTGCTTGGATAGTTGTGAAGCGGTTTAACTTAAATGACTCCAGGCAAGCCGCCTGTTGTGCTGTTGGTGTGAATTCCATCGTTCCTCCGTTTGCTCTAAAAAGATAACACCTGAAAACTGATGTTATCATAGTTTGTTATTTCAATGCAAGCCTTATTTCGGGCCGTATACACTCAAGATTTCTTCCAAGTAAACATCACGGATGAAATTATCCCAGAAAGTAGGATCTGCTTTTTCTCTCATACCATTCTTTTTTGCCTGAGAAGATAGTTTTTCAACTTCTTCGACCACATCTTCGAGTTGTTCTTGGATCTCTTTGAACGGGACACTACCTGCTTTCACCTGCATCAGGTATTCTCGATCCTTCAAAGGATACACCAGATCACCTGTAGAGTAAATCTCTTTCAGTTGTAAGCCGCCCCGCAGCGCGTGACTGAGTGCTTTAAAGTAGATGCCTTCATTCAGTTCAGCTTGTCGAGCACGATGACCATACTCTTCCCACGTTTTCTGCAAAGACTTCTGCATCTCCTCCACAGAAACGCTGGTTTGGAACTTACGTGCCAACACTACGTAAAAGTCCTGGAATCCTGAACGCTGGTTTTCATCTGTGATCCACTCGCAGAATTCATTCAGGGGTAAAGTGTGTGCGATATCACCAACTCGGGTTTTACGCATACGTTCACCATTATACTTAGGATCTGGAGATTGTGCCGGAGCCGCTTCTAATGCCTCCATCACCTGACGCAGACAAGCCATACGACTACCTTTAACACCATACTTTCCAGCCTGCTTACGAACATAACCCAGATAGGATTTCATATCCGTGGAGTAGAACTGAGAGCGGTTTGCCTGTAGTTCGGCCCATACAGCAGGGAGATCAGACTTAACTACCTTGTCCATAGGCGCGTGAATCATATCTAGTGCCAATGTTTCACCCTCAATACCCAAGTTGATGAAGTAACGCAGGCTGAATAGCTCGTAGTCGATATCCTCTGCGCTATTTTTCACTTCGTCACTACCTGTGTTGTAGCTCATATGATTTTTCATTGTGCCGAGCAGGATACTTTCAGCACTAGGGACAAAGATTTCTTTATAATCGGTGTCTGATTCAGGTGTGTCTGTACCATAAAGCTTACTACCGAATAACATTTTAACGATTGTCTTCATTTTTTTTCCTCACATATTGTCGATTATTGATTCTGCAAGTAGGATAGCTTGGTCTCGGTTTAATGTCAACATCCCTTCTCCATAAATATCTCCCGCCCACTCTGCTATTAACTCCACCTCACTAGGCTGGATGTATGCCTTGATTGAGTTTCCTTCGCCGTATGTGTCAATTAAATCTATCATCATTTCCTCCTATAGGCAATAAAAAATCCCCAACTCCGAAGAGAAGGGGATTTGAATATTACAGGAACAATGGAACGAAGTAAACAGTTCCGTTGACAACCACCTGCATATGCGTTGAAGCAGTGCCTGGAGTTGTTGGTGTACCTGTTGCAGTGCTAACTGCAAGTAAGTTACCCTGAGCACCAACACCTGCGCTACCGTTATGTAGAGACATACGAGGAGTCACAGCGTTTAAGCCAGGAGAAGCAGTCTGAGTAGCACCACTAACAGTAAACAATGCGCATTGACCTTGATCGAAACGTGTAGGAGACGTACTCTTAACGTTAATGACGTATTCACCAGTGTAAGGGCCAAACTGAACCCACAGTGAAGGTAATGTTTCATTGTATTGCTGGTTTGCATACTGAGCCGCAGTAACACCAGTAGCACCGAAGTGATACATTGTCACAATAGGGACGTTACCAGCACCACGTTGGATGTTGATAATAGTCTTACCAGGTGATCTGTCGGCTGTTACAGGATAGTTTCCGCTACCCACCGAGTTATAGCTTAGGCGAGAAATGATCTCAATCTCCCAAATACCGCCGTTATTAGGGGTATAGAAGCTACCTAAGTTTAGCCACATACTAGCGTTGGCATTGTTTGTACCACGGAGAGCACCAGTGTACCACTTAGCTTTCATTGTACCGTTGATAACGCTACCGAATGCCTCGTCTTGGCGGTTTCCTTGATCATAACCAGAAGACCACATACTGACTGCTGCATTGCTTCTGTTGAAGCTTGCGTTAATCAGGTTGATACCACGCAGAGATGCACGGCAATAGGTCAGATCAAACGGAGTATCAATATTCTCAAGGTCGAGTCCATCAATCAGCCATTGTCCATTAGACAAATCACCAGCGTGTACTGTATGCTCGATCCATCCATTGTAGATGAAACACTGTGTCGCTCTTGGTGCATAGATACTTGCGTTACCAAAACCGTTTTGCAGGTTGAAGTTACTTAGCTCTAGTGCTGTTGAGTGATCCCAGTTCCCCACAGTTGCGTTGTCGTAAGTAACATCTAGGACGCTATCATACGTATAACTACTGTAGAATTGATCAATCTTGGTGTCCAAGGTATCGATCAGGCTTAGGCTCTTACCTCCCATATATGAGAAGCGAACACATTTGATACGAGCGTACTGACCAGCAGAACAAATATTTCTAAAGAAGCCCATTGTATTGACTTTCTTATCATATTGCCCATAAACTAGGATGCCTGTGATCTCGGTATAACGTGCTTGCACTTTAAATGCATAGTCTGCGCTACCGTCAAGTACTAGTGTGGTCACTGCCATATATCCTAGCTCAACATCTGGGCCAGCCAGTTTGAATTTAGATACGTATGTTGCAGAGTAATCCCAACCAGATACAAGGAAACTACCAGCAGGGAAACGGATTCCGAGGGTAGACAGGTATGTATTAGAGAAGGCATTCATTCGCTGGATAGCGGGTTGAGCATCAACTGTAGCACCAGGCATAGCACCAAAGTCTGTAACGTCTAACTTGTCGTATTCTTTCTCACGCAGCCAGAAATAAGTCTTACCGCTATCAGCAGCGTGTACACCCCATCATCTGCAATTTTACCTGCAAGGCTACCAGTAAACCAACCACTTCCGTGGAAACTTCCGTCAGTCACTGCGTTATAAGAGGAAAGAAATACTCGCTCACCTGTTGCCGTTGGTTTGGCTGCTTTAAGCTCTGCCCAAGACTTGAATGTGCGGTAGAAAGGATGTGCAGCAATATAAGCAGCGATTTGATCGCTTACGTCTGGAGGCGTTGTGCTTCCATTATTGCTACCACCATAAGGTTGTCCGAAAATTACCATTAAGATATTCCTTATAAAAGGTAAGATCCCACTAAAGGGGTATTCCTTCATTATACCCAAATAGCAGGTTTTAGTCAATCAATGATTGATCATTAGGACAATGCTTAGGTTCGTGCTGCCCTCATTCGGGTAAGTGCCTCTCTTGCTGGCATACTTCGCCCCTGCTTAAAGTCTTCTTGAGACATTTTAACAAGAGCGACAAGAGCATCACTTTGACGATCATAATACTTATTCACCAAGTCACGATAAGCATAGTCTGTATCTTTTCCTGGGTAAGTATGGTTTTCGTCCTTCACATATTCGCACTTTCGGTCACAGCACCAGTAGCCATCCCGCTCACAACGATTAATGTGGGCCAGAATAGATCGGCGTAGTGCGCCTAAGCGTTTAATGTCCATCTTAGAGATCACTGATTCGGATAAATATTTCATACTTACTCCTTATTCTAAATTAACACCACCGACGAGTAGCAGCGCGTTGATGATCGCCACCCTCGTTATCGTTTGCTGCCTTTGCTTTCATTATAACTTTGATGTAAGCCTTTGCCAGCTTCTTCTCTTGAGTAGTCATTAGAGGATACTCATAGACACGCCAACACCGTAATAGCCATTGCTTGATCCGTAGAATCGAACAGTGACACGACCTTTCGCGGTTGCAAACTTATAGAAAGTCCACATACCACATTCAGCCTCTTCGTTGTCTTCTGTAACTTCTTCTGCTTGCAGGATCGGAGATCCCACTAAGTCATCCAGATCGCCTTCAATGTCTTCGATGTAAACAGACTCACAGCAATCCTGATGATGCATAAACCGCACTGTACCGCCTTCTTCACGAACAAGAAGCAAAGCTTCATTCTCGTCGTCATTGGAAGTGAATGCTTTTGTCAGTGTCTGTCCGATCAAACAATCAAAAATATCTACGCTCATAGTTTCTCCTTTACCAGTTCCAGTGTCCGTGGACACTATTATATTTTTGTCTAGCCCATTTCACTGCTGCCACAAGCACATCTCCGTGACAAGAAGCAGGGGAACAAAAGCAGACGAGATTTTTATTTTCCAACTCAAGTAAGTCTTCAAGAGTAATCCTACCAGACTTGATTTGTTCCCACAACCACTTTTTATACTTCTCAACCACTATTTCTCTTGTATCTGACGTAGTGATTTTAAAAGGATTGGCAAACTTAGAATGAGGAAGCCCCGATTGGGGCTGTCCTCTTCCAATATACACCGCGCCATCTGGTATCGTCTTACCACATTTGTAGTAATTCAATACTTCCATCGTCACACCTTTTCAAAAGACCAGAGAAGACCTTCCATAGGGATCGGTTGATCGTAGAGATCGGTCATAGTGTCTTTAAGAGTGAAATTACCTTCTGCATCTACTCGTGCCACCGTATATACTTCACCTACATTGTAGAACATATATCCTAATCCATCGGATCTAGTTACACGTACTTTATCACCAGGGGAAATAGACGCTTCTTGCTCAGCAAGGATATCAATCAGTTTACTCATAAAGTAAGCCTGAGCCTCTTCCATATTCATACCTTTCACTGCCAGAACAGTTTCATCGTGCATCTGCTGAATCTCAACATCACCCGAGGCACGGACAATCTCTCCTACAATATCCAGCATAGCTGAAACAGCATCTTCGCTTGCTACCTGTTTCTCACCATCTTCTGATGTGATAGTGTCACCGCTTTCGACGTTATGGATCACCCACTTAGCTTTACCGTCCAGAAGATCGACACATACCACTTTATCCACGTCATTGTAAAACTCTACACCGTAGGAGTCCACAGGAGCGCTGTTGATGGTTCGATCCCCTGGGGTAAGGAAACGTAGCACCTTATACTCTTTACCCACTGTAACGTTGCACAGAGAGGATTTACCGCCCGTTTCGCTGAACTTGATCAGGTTTGTGGACAATACAGAAGCTAAAATTGCAGACAGGCTATCGTTCATCATATATTTCTCCTTAACACTTAGGTTGTTTATTCTTGTTCACAGCGTACTTTACCAGAGTAAGATACTTTGAGCAAGAGGTTTTCTGTCGATAATGTTTCATCTTACCGTGTACTTCTTCCGAGTGGGCTTTCATAACAAACTTATCACCCTCCACCCAAGAAAGATCCGTACCATCAGATAAGATCACTACCCACAGAGGCTTCTTATTCAGGTCATACCCTGCCTGACGGCAGGATACAGGCTTAATAATATTCGTCATCAAGTGAGTCTTTTTTATGTTTCAGTGCGAAAACAACATAGTACTCGTCACCACAGCCGTTGTCAACATAATATTTGTGATAATTTTCATCCGACTCGACTAATCCGGCACGATCATACGAGTAAATCTCACCATCCTCCATATAGAAAAGTTCACCGTAACCCTGCAAGGCCCACTCAGTGTCTGTCTTATCGACAAACTCCATACTGATCTCAGACTGAGCAAAGGCAGCGGCATCAGCAAATCGCTGTTGCAGGATTGCTGCATATGTCAGGAGTCCACCTTCCCACACAATGTGAGTAGAATCCTCGTTGATTGCCAGCTTGTCTACAGTACAGCCACGGTAAACCCCTTCGACGTGCTTAAACTGTAGCCGTCCTAGATCGTCAACACCTACTACAAGAAGTAAGTCCTCTGTTCCAGGGATAGGATCTGCACCTTCCCGATAGTTCATCACACGGATGATACGACCAATATCTTTATGGCTTACTGATTCTACTTTATTCATAATGCCTCCAAATCATCTTCTGGGGAATATAACCAACCAATCCTATCAATACTGTAGTACCAAGTAGGATTAGGTAAGTTGTCTACATCGGTATCCGAAAGGTGCATAGCACTGATCCGGCCTGTTTTGCCTGAGTAAGAATCTCTTACCCAATCGCCCACTTTATGCTTTGGGCTTCTTGTACTTTTGACTTGATTCAAAGTTAAGATCTCCTTTCAGTTTTTCGATCTCTTCGAAAGTAACATCAACAGCTTGCCACTCTTTCTCGTGCATACGGAACGACAGATACTTACCAAACTGCTCTTCGCCATCTTCGTCAACGTAACGGAAGATCCGAACGTATATATCACGAATGGTAGCCTGAATGCCACGGCACAACACAACCTCGTAGATCTTGTACATACTGATCTGCTCGTCTGTATAACGTGGGGTAACACTAGGCACATACTTAGGACGTTCGCTGCTTCTCTGGCTCATATCTATCTCCTCGGTTTCAATACACACATCTTAGCACATCCTTGTGCCACGTCAATTAAATCTTTTGGGAAAAAGCTAAAAGTTCTTTTGCAAGGTCAATAGCAGTATCCCTGTCCAAGTTGAACGAGGATGACCCAATAACATCGCCGTCACGCCGCCCGATAAATCGCAGGAGGATACCATCCAGATCCTTACTCAGTAGGAGTTCCATCGTAACATCCTCACTATCCGAGGTTTCATCGCGGTATTGGACTGTATCCTTAGCTGGAGTTTTTAGCTTAAAGCGGCTAGCCATATATCCCAACGCTTTACCCCTAACTAATACCCGAGGTTCACCCCTGGCCCAAAAGCTAGAGATTGGATACTCGCTACCCAGATTAAGGTTATGCTCTGCATTCTCATTATCCACACAGATCAGGGTATCCCCAACTTTCCAATGAACACTCATACTGCGTTCCTGCGTTTTACTTGCATCGCCATACGAGTAAGATCCGCAGCAAGATCTAAAGCATCCTCTACATCAAGTTTAAGCAGATGTGCGCTCTTTGACTTACCGCCTTCCTTATGTTCAGTGAGTACCAACACTTGCTCATACTCTTTCGAGTCGATAGCGAACAGTCTGGTTTCAGAGACAGGGGAATTCTCGTAGCGATACATCGCTTCGGTAACTTCTTCCAACTTCTCTTCTTTGCGGAGAGTAAAATCAGATAGGAAGTTAGCATAGCTCATTGAGAAGTTAAACTGACGACCCCCGTCTTCTCCGTTCCACTTGTAACTTACAGTACCAAACCCTGTTGAAAGGACAGTAACACTATCTTCTTCGGATTTTGCATCCCAAATTGATCCTACTTCTGGAATTTCTACCATATCTTACTCCTTAATTTCGATTTCATCAGCCGACATAAGATCGCTACCAAAATGATCTTCATACCGGAAAGTAACAGGTACTGTGAATGTACCTTCGTTGTTAGATCGCTGCATACGATCAATGCCCTTAACCAAATAGACCGAGCGTACTGTACGTGTAACTTTGACATTACCACCATGCTCAAGGAAGTAGATCTGAGCATAAGCAGGTATTTCAGCAACAACCTCAACCTCTTTGCCTTCGTTACCTAAGTGCATACGATCTAGAATCACAGTAGCTTTCATATTGTCTCCTTATTTCTTAGAGGTGTCTTTAACAGCATCACCAACTTCTTTGTTGATCTGCTGAGTGTAATACGGTACATAACCGTCTGTAGGTGCATAGCAGATACCACGGATCATAACATACTCTTGGTGAGTATTACAAGCCTGTACTCCAGCGTGGTAACGCATATAGTTAGTGCTGCACATCAGAGGGTAGATAAGCATAACCCAGATGATAATGTTTAACAAGATCATTCCTGATTTCTTCTTACGCTTACGAGCGAAGATTAATCCTGAGATAACGCCTACAGCTAACATAGCATAAAACTGTGAAGAGTGCCATACGAAGGCATACTGCATAAATTCAAAGAACATTATTACTCCTTAGTTATTAGTGGGTGAGATAGTAGAGTATAACAAGTAGATCAGAGTGTCAATAGGGAATGTAGAAGAGATATGAAATAGAGATAAGAGGTATAGAAGAGATGTTACATATCGTCGTATCTCCCTTCGGGATCTACTCCTTATGTAACATATAGAATGAGGATAACGAATAGAGATAATCCCTACTCGCTATCGCTCGCAACTTAGTGTTTAGCTTAGCATATATTTTTCAACTTGTCAATGCGTATTATGATTTAATTACTAAGTGTTTTTGTGGAGCAACATCTTCCTTGAATTTAGCCACGACACGGATGTTTTGGAAGTTCATACCTCCCACCAGGATCGCATAGTTCCCGAGATAAGGCTCTACAAGCCACTCGTAACCATCATCACCAATAATGGTGATCTCTTTACCTTCTACTTTAGCTGCATACTTCTTTCCTTCTGTGAAAGGGACGTTTACTACTTTGGTGCAAGTTAACTTCATTGTGTTTCTCCTTATTGATTGAGGTCTCATTCTACACCAACTTAGGGCTTGCAGTCAACCCAAGATACTGCTAATATTCAGTCTCAATAACTGAGGAGGATGTATGCAACCAACTATCACTATAGAATTTTCTTGTTGTGGTCACAAAGCTTCGTTTAAGAAGCAAACCTGCGGGGTTCACGGCTGTCCGTGCGGATCTTTTGTAGATTGGACTCCCTTCTACTACCGTGCTACTACCAATGCCAAGATCACGAGTAGCTTTCATCAAGATTGCCGTGACTACTTTGACCAGCGTGAAATCACTCACTACACAGATACAGGTGGAGATGTTGTGGGTTTACCCTTTGACTCTCTCTACAAAATAATTTGTGTAAAAGACGGCTTGATTCTTCTTGACAGCAATAAGGGTAAGAAGGTAAGCTTATCTACATTGAAGAGCGAGATGAAACGAGCGAATAAAATCCACAACGAGGAGGTAAAGAATGAAAATGATTAAAGGTGTAGTACTGGCGTTAGGTGTTTTGCTTGCAGCCCAGGCATCTGCTGCTACAACTTACTGGAAGTGTGACATTAAGGTGTCAGGAAACACTCCTACAACCTTCTCTGAGAAGGGAGCAACGGTGACAGACTACGGTAACTCTTTTGCTGTTGACGTTGACGGCAAGGTGCTAGAGACGCCTCCAATGAACCGTTGGGATCGAAGTACTGATGTGTTCTCTATAGAACAAAACGGGATCGTAATGAAAATGCGCCCTAAGTTCGATATGCGCTATTATATTGAAGATCAAAACCGTGGAGTGTACTTCCGTTTAACCGATTGTGTGGAGGAATAATGATCACACTGAAAGCAGGACAAAAGATTACTTGTCACTCTAAAGAAGATATGGTGTTTGCACTTGAACTGCTAGAGGATCAGGGCTTCACTTGGATCAACGGAAATGAAAAGCCTACCGAATGGCTTCCATTTGAAAAACTGGAACATCACCGCTGGCCCGACACGATTAATTTCCACAGCGATGACAAGGGAAAACTTAAGATCTGCCGAGGAAGTTATCCTTCTGGAAATGAGGCAACAGTACCCCTGAACGAATTATTTATTAACATCAAAGACTTGGAGGAACCAAAATGAATATCTCTAAAAACTCTTGGCATTACCGTACAATTAAAAATATGAACCGTCAGCCAGCACGTAGTTTGTGTCTCTACTTTTGGCAGGTGGTATTCTGTAGTCTGTTCCTTTACATCATCGGCCCTGCAATCCTATTGCTCTGTGCTGTCTGTATTGTGGGCCTTCTTCCTCTTGTGATAGGTGGTATTGCCACCCATACACCAGATGGTGCTTTGTGGGATTGGATTGTAGCTGTGAAGTGCTGGAGCGTAGGCATAGGTATTACTATCGTATTCTTTGCAGTAGGCTGGTTTGCTGTTGCATTCTACAACTTCACCCGAGGAAAGATTTCTAACTACAGCGTTGACAAAGAGCCAAGTGTTTTGGTATCTTACATTCAAGCTAAGAAGCAAAGAGTTTGTCCAGTTATCAACTTTAAGGATTAAGAATGACCGTAATGACTTGCACCAAGAACATCACCCAGACCTCCGAAGGAAACGGTGTAATTATCCGTGTAAACCTTGAGAATGAATATTGGATTGCATCCTTTGAGGAGGATCTTGACAATAACGTGATGCTCGATCAACCGATCAAGGTGTTACACTGTGTCGGTGAAGTTAAAAGCTGGTGGAAGTCATACAAAGAATTCAATCTAACAAAAGAGATCGTAGATGATTTGGACAAGGTTATCTCTTTATGGGATGATGCGTCTGATGAAACTAAAAAGGTGCTTCTATGACGCCATTGGAGCGGATAAAGGCTCTAAGAGAGATTGGTATCACCTTATTCCCTAATCTAACTCTAGAACAGAGGAGAAGTCTTATGTACATTGAAGATGAACCTGCCTTGGTAGCTGCAAACCCTCTGCAAGAGCAGTTGGATCAAATGACAGCGGCATACAATGCTCAAGTGAAGCGAGGACAGACGCTGCAAAAGCAACGTGACCTTGCTATGACATTAGCTCAGAATTATGCA